TCAGCTTGTCCTCGGCCCGCTTGACCGCCGCCTCGTCGCCCTTGGCGGTGATCTGCGTCAACTGGTGCAGCCGCTCGGCTTCGTCCAATGCAGATTTGGCGCGCTCGCCGGCTTCACCCAGCGGGAATGTCAAGGAGGTCGAGTGAGCGCGCTTCTTGGCGAGCTGCTCGCGGAGGCTGGTCATCGTCTGCTCCTGCGGATGTGTGCGGATGGTTAAGCTCCGGTCGGCCGCACCATCCGCGGGGGACGGCCGACCGGAGGAACGAGGGGCCGAATGGCCCTTGCCAACTGGTGCGAATGGACGGATAGTGAAAAGTGGAAAAGGGGGACCGATGATTTTCGACATCCTGATCGGCATGCTGCTGATCGTCTGCCTAGACGCCACGCGCCAGTGGTTGCGCAGCGAAGCCGTGTTCTAGAGCCGCGCGAATACTCGCTCGATCGCCGACTGCACCGCTGAGACAACCTGTCGCTCCCTGGCCCGTACAGCGCGCATGAAGAACGGCCTGGTCGGCTGATCCACCCACGCCGGTCCGCCGAACACCGGGTGACGGTTGAACGCGCCCCGATTGCCGAACTCCAACGGCCTCGCATGCGGCGCCCGCCCGGCATCGACACGAATCGACACACCAGCACTGCGTGCGCCGAATCCGACCCGCAGCTTCGTAGCCGCTGGGATGCGGGACGACCACGAAGCGTTCGACCGGATGTCCCGGACCAGCGAGTCGCCGGACTTGCGGATCTCCCGTCGCAACGCTGGCCGCAGCTCCTGCGGCACGTGCTGCAACTGGTCGGCAAACGCCTTGATCTCGGCGCCGTCGATGCGGATCAACTAGCCGACCTTCGCGAATGGTGTGGCCGCATTCCAGGAGCAAGATCCCTGAACCGGGCCGTCCACACTCTGCGAGAGGGAGAAGTCGAGGAACGCGGTACCGAACCAGTACTGGCTCGGGCTGCTCACCCGGTCCGGGTAGAAGTAGACCTTCCGTGCCACGCCGTCAACGGCGGCCGTGTAGGTCTGCACGGTCGCGTCGTCGTACCAGAAGTCGAACGATCCACTCGAGTCCGGTAGTCCGGCGACGTACACCTTGGCGGTATCGCCGAACGCGGTGACGTCGGTCTTGTCCGTTGCGGCGTTCAGCGAGTTCGACCTGACGAATGCGATGGGCTCCGCCGTGCCGCCGCTTGTCAGGTTCGCGTAGACCGCACCATTTCTTCCGTGCCGCCTGGCCATGTGATTCTCCTAAATAGTGACGGGCTGACGGTCGAACAACCGCAGCAGTTTCTTGGCGTGTGCAGTGAATGTCCGGTCGACGATCGCCTCGCGGGCTTGCCGTGCCGCTTCTTCCCGAGGACCGTCATGGTGAAGCCACCAGTGCAGCTTCTCCGACGCGTCCTCGGCGCCGACGAACGTCGGCAGCATGGGGAATACCTCATCGCCCTCGGGTCGCGGATCGCGGAGGAAGAACAACCCCGTGGCGGCCATCTCGATCTCGCGCGGTCCCATCGAAACGCCCCAGATGAGGTGGTCGGCGTCGGCCTCGCGGCGATACAGGTTCAGCCCGATCTTGCTGGAGCGGTACAGGTCGGCGGCCTCGGCGTTGTCCATACACCAGTCGATCTGGTGGATGACGTACTGCCGGATCGGCGAGTCCTCGGCAAGCTGCATCCAGTTCCCGCCGAGCTTGACGGTGATGTCGTCGAAGTTCATCGCCTCGAAGAACTCAGCTCGTGACGGGAAGCCGGTGCCGACGAACGAGAAGTCGCACAGCAGGTCCGGGTCGGCCGGCCCGGGGTAGTGCACTTTCGGGCGGTAAGCGTGAGGTGCCCAGATGGTCGGGGCGACCGCCTCGAACCGTTCGATGTTCGTCGGGTCGTTGAGCAGGTTCAGGTCAGCGTGGGCGGCGATACCGAGCTGCCGTTCGTCTTCGTAGGGCGACTCGGTGTGCAGCAGGACGATGCGGGTGCCGTAGTTGCGAGCCTGGTCGAGTAGCCGCGGGTCGGTGAAGAACGCCGACACGGCCAGCATCACGTCAGGCCGGGTCTTGTACAGCGTGGCGGCAAGCCGGTCGGCCGCGAACTGCTTGACTTGGTCCGCATCCAGCGCCCTCTGGAGCCCGGCCCCATCGCCCTTGTCGATGTGAACGCCGTCGTAGAAGCTGAGCACATCTCCGAGCGGGTATTCGACGACGGTCTCGCCCAGCTCGCGCAGCGCCTCGACCCACCCGTTGTGTACATCCGCTACCGAAAAGGCCGGCCCGGGGTGGACGATCAGCCAGCGCATCAGCCCACCTCGACCACAATGTCGGCGGCTAGGTATTCGACGCCGACGAACACTGTGATCCGCTCGTCTTCGACCTGGGTGGCGTGCGCGTAGTCGACGATCCCGCCCAGTGTCGGATCGGCGTCGATGGCGGCCTTGATGGACTTCGCACCCTCAGACGCCAGGTACTCGTCGAGAGTCTCCTGGGCGGTCACCTGGTCGGCCCACGACACGAGCACTGTGACGGCGAACGTGGTGTCGTCCTCGCCGTCCATGGACACGCCGAACGTGGTCTGGCGGCGTTTTACGTACGCGTGCGGCGGGTTGACGACCGCCGGTACGTTCGGCGCGTGCCGCAGGCCGGCGATGGTAGCGAGCCGGTCATCGATGCCTTCGCGGATCTCCTGCACCGAGGCCATCTACGCCACCAACACGGGGTAGCGCTGGTATGGCATCAGCATCCTGGCGACCTTCGGGTTCTCCCTGATCCGCACAGCGCCGAACTCGCTCCACCCGGCGATCCCGAACGGGGCTTCCTTGAGCTTGAACAGCTCGGCGGCCAGCATCAGGCAGGCTTCCTTGACCGCTGACGGCGCCTCGGTGGGCCAGCCGAACGTGCCGACGATCTGTACCCGGTTCATCCGCTGCAGCGTGTAGCCGTACGGCACCGGGAACGTCTGAGTACCCACTGCGCGGACTTCGGTATAGGGCCGCGCCTCGGGTCCGACTGCGGCGTTCACCGGCCACAGTTGGTAGTCCGTTGCAGCCCAGGTCGTCTCGAACGTCCCGTCGCCAGCGGCATCGGTCTTAAGGCTGGTGACGGTAACGATGTCGCCGACCCACACGTCAGTCTCCGCCGGGATGAGGCAGTACGGATTTGTGGCGACGAACGTGGCCGTGGTGGAACCGGTGACGTAGAACACCCGCTGGCAGTGCTGGTCGATGGCCCGCGATGCCGAGTCCAGCGCCGAGTCCACCAGGGTGTCCTCCAGGTTGTCGTCGATGACAAATCGGGCCTTGATCTCCTCGGCGGTGGCGTACAGGTTCGGCATCTACGTCCACCTTTCGTCTGCGAACATGGCCGGCCAGAGCCGCTCCGCGGCCCATGGCTCGAGCCCGCCGCGCATCATCAGGTCGTCGAATACACGGCGGTAGAACTGTTGCGGGTGCCGCAGCAGCGTGGTCCCGTCGATGCGGAACTGGCCGCCGGGCCAGAACTCCACCTCGGCACCCATCGGCACGCCGAGCCAGCGTTCGTGACAGTCGGCCACCGGCACACCTTGATGGTGCGGCGATCCGTCGCCGGTGGACACGAACGCCGTGCTCGACGACAGCGGGCGGAACCCGGCGCCGGGGACTGTGAGCTGATCCCACAGATCGACGACGTGGCCGAACGGGTTGCCCTGCACGAAGCCGTAGACCGCATCGGGGTGGATCTTCTCGTAGTGGGTATCGATCCACCATAGGAAGCTGGTCGGTTCGCGGCCATGGTTCGGTAGGTCGATGTCCTTGTGCACCACGGCGGCGGTCCAGCCGTCGGGTAGCCCGTCCAGCCAGCCGATGTCCTCCTGCCAGCGGGCGACGATGAGGATGTTCACTCGACGGCGAGCCACGTCCGGTCGGCAGTCTCGCCGCCCCATGACTTGCCGGGAATCGGGGTGATCGACACCCAACCGGTCGCGCGCAGCGCATCGTCAAGCGATTCGGCGGTGAACCACCACGACTGGGCATTATCGAGCGACGACCACGGGTGATCAATGTTCTCGCTGTACCAGTTGCCACGGTACTTATGACCGTCGACGACGACGCCGGCATGGTCGGCGCCGATATGGGTGTCGATGACCGCGAACCGCTCGGTCATCTCGCGCATCGCCGCCAGCAGTCCGATCGCGTCCTCGGGGCCGAGGTGGTACAGGATGCCCAGGCACAGCACCACGTCGACCGTGCCGTGCGTCTCGATCGACACGTCCCGGACGTCGGCGAGCTCGAACCGGGCCGTCGAGGCGGGCACGTGGGCCAGGTTCTCCTGTCGGCCTTCGATGCCGAGCACGTCCGCACCCGCGTCGGCGAGCGCGGTGGAGAATGCGCCGGTGCGGCACCCCAGATCAAGCACCCTTAGCCCCTCTAGGGCGGTGCGCTCACTGACGATGGTCAGCATGTGCCGGACCCGGTCCTGTTCGCCCGGGCCGATGAGGTGGTTCACTCGAACAGCCCCAGCCAGATCGACGCGGCCTTCTTGAACTTCCCCAGCCACCCCTCTGGCTCGCCCGTCATCGCGTCAGGAAGCCCGTTCACGAGTTGGGCGTAACATCCGGCCACTGTGGTCTCAGTGAGCTCCACGGCGCTCACAGCGCGCCAGAAGTGCTCGTTCATCTCCATGCCCGGCGCCTGCTTGCGAAGGTTCGCGTACACGTCGGACTGCCGACGGTGCTCCACGCTCGGGTAACCGGACACGGCCGCCATGCCCAGATGGTCCAGGATCCGCTTGATGAGCACGCCTGCCCAGATGTCGTCGTACTGGTCGAACCCGTAGTCCGGGCCGAACAGTCCGAAGTACATGGCCGGGGTGAGTTCGGCCCGCCACGCCAGGTTCATCCCGCACATCGGGAAGAACGACCAGCGGGGCACCGTCTGAATGCCTTGTGCGGGCCGCAGACGCAGCGCCGGGTGGTGAAGCTGGGTCGGGGCGTCCAAGTCCGGCACGCCGGACCACAGGCCATGGGAGAGCATGGCCTCAGATTGATAGCGGATGCCGTAGGGGTAGCCGCGGAACATCGGCCCGTGCGGCGCCGAGTTCACCCAATCCAAGGTCGCCAAACCGGTCAGATTCGACGTGTGGCCGCCGATCAGGTCGCTGCCGTCCGGGTAGCAGTCGGTGTCGAGGGTGATAATGATGTCCGGGTTGCGCTTGTAGGCCAGCCAGTAGCCGTAGGAACGGCAAGCGCTGGTGCGGGTCGGGATGATCCAGTCGTCGCCGCCGAGATCAGCCTCGATGTCTGCGTGATCGACGATCGTGACGTCGCTGTAACCGTACGGTGACCTCGGCTTATCTCCGACGTCCTGCACGACGATGATCGGCACGTCCCGCAGCTGTTCGCGCCACTCGTGCAGGAAATCCAGATGCGGCAGGTGGTTCGGAACGACAACGACCGCGTCACTCACTTCAGCCACTCCGGGTGGTCGATCATCCAGCGCACCGTGCGCTCCAGCGACTCGTCCAGCCCGACCGGCGGCTTCCACCCGGCAGCGTGGATCTTCGACGGATCCAGCGCGTACCGGTGGTCGTGCCCTGGCCGGCTGCCGTGATAGTCCACGAACTCGTACCGCAGCTCACGCCCAGCGGCCTTGGCGATCCGCTGCGCCAGCTCCAGCACATCCAGCTCCTCGCCAGCCACATGCCAGCGGTCCGGCCGGTCGGCGTCCGGGTAGGCGGCCGGGATGGTGTCGGTGAGCATCCAGCGCAGCGCGTCGGCGTAGTTACGGGCGTGCAGCCAGTGCCGCGACGACGGCTCCCAACCGTCAGCCGTAGGGCGCGCGTGGATCGGCACTGTTGCGCCGTCCAGAACCGCCCGCACAACCTTCGGAAATAGCTTCTCGATGTCCTGCCGCTCACCGATCATGTTCATGAAGTTGGTCAGCACCACCGGCACCCCGAACGTGCGCCAGTACGAGATGGACAGCGCCTCTTGCGCCGCCTTCGACGCCGAATAGGGGTTCGACGGGATCACCGGATCCCACTCCACATGCCGCTGGCCCTCCGCGGCCGGGCCGTACACCTCGTCGGTGGACACCTGCACGAAGTGCGACAACCCGAACCGGGTCCGCGCCCACTCGAGCATGTTCAGCGTCACGTCCACGTTGTTGCGGACGAACGGCGCGGGGTCGGTGATCGAGCGGTCCACGTGCGACTCTGCGGCCAGGTGCAGCACCGCCGACACGTCGCCGATCCGATCGTTCAGATGCGGATGGATCGGCGCCCGCAGGTCGTGCCAGATCAGCTCCACCCGATCCGGGTCGTAGCCCTTCATCGACGTGACCCGGTCGGTCCTGCCCGCGTAGGTCAGCGAGTCAAGCACCACCAGATCCCAGTCGGTGACCTGGAGCAGATGCTCGACCAGGTGATGGCCGACGAACCCGCAACCGCCGGTGACGAGAACTCTCATGCTGCGATCCCCCACTTTCTGCGGAAGCGGCGCAGCGCCGCATCCCAGCCGTTCAATTCCGACATGTCCGACGAGTTGGTCGTGTTGTGCCGCACCATCGACCCGCCACCGGTCAGGCAGAAGTTCGGCATGCCTTGGCGAAGCATCCGCTCGCACGCGTCGTAGTCATATAGATGGAACCCGCCGTATAACTCGTCCCATTCGATGTCCTGGACGGTGGCGAGCAGCAGCCCGTCCACGTAGGAGCACGGGCCACCGCGGCCGAAGTCAAGCAGCCCGACACGTACATCGATCACGGCTCCACATCCCAGGCGGGCGTTCCACCACGGCACGGCACGGTCGAGACTGCCGATCAGCCCCACCATGCCTACCGCGGCGGTGCAACGCGTCAGTAGTTGGTTGCGCAGCGCCGGCATGTCGAGGATCTGCACGTCCGAGTGGACGAAGCAGCGGATGCGGTTCTTCGCCTGCGCCGTCCCGTCGTTGTAGGCGACAGCAATCGACGGCGGGTTCTCCATGACGATCAGCTCATCGTCACCGGTGAGATGTAGCGAGGCGAGCAGGTTCTCCTCGAGGACCTTCCGGTCGTTCGTCGCGATGATGTAGGAGATCACGCCGCGTGCTCACGCAGCCTAGTTTGGAAGCGCTCCCTGTCCGCCTCGGCATGAGACTGGCCAAGCCGGTAAACCTCGTCGTCCTCACCCTTGCCGAACAGTGGATGCAGATGCTCCACGACCGAGTTGGGTGCCATCGCCCACACGTCGCGCTGTTTCGCTGCGGTGACGATCTCGTCATCGACGAACCAGTGCCGGTAACCCTCGTGGCAGACCACCTTCGGCCCGTCCCACGAGGCGCCGACCTCGTCCACGTAACTACGGCGGATCAGCAGATGTGTGGCGTGTTCACCGGACGTCACCCGCGGGTTGGCGAGATCGTTAGTGCCGACGACGTGGGACCGGTCGCCCGCCACGGCTTGGGCATGATCGAGCCAGCCGGGGTGGAACCGCACATCATCGCCGACGACGAACAGCCACGGCTCACTGGTCATTCGGTAGCCGGCGTTCATCCGTTCCGCGAACGTGTGCGCGTCATCAATCAGTACCTCGGCACCGACCTGTCGCCAGGCGTCGATCGCGTTGGTCTCCTCCGGTGCCGCTACCGCGTAGGCGTGGGCGATTCCGGTGGATGCGCGCAGCGAGGTCATGAACCGTTCCGCGTTCTTCCACCGCATGGCCGGGACGATGACCGCGGTCTCCGCTTCGGCCGGTGGTGCCGCCACTGCCTCAGCCGGAACCTCGAACAGCCGGTGTCGGCGATAGTCGTCCTCAGCCAACCAGAACGGCTTCATGTGCGTCGTACGAACCCCGGTATGGACGAACAACGGGATTCCCATCGCCTGCGTTCGCAGGCAGAACGACAGATCCTCGGAGATCAATTGCCCGGTGGACGTGTTCGGGACGCGGTTGTACCAGATCGGCCCGTACTTTCGCTCGACCGCCTCGAACACCGACCGGTGCACCAGCAGGCAGGCCGAGCCGGTACCGGCGCATTGAGTCAGCGCGTCCGCCGGGTAATCCCAGCGGACTGCGAACCCCATCTGATCGTCGACCTTCGCCCAGTCGAAGATGGTCGGGGTCGGGGCGGTGCGCCACCCACCGGCCGTGTCCGACTCGGTTTCTCGCAGCGAGAAACACAACCCACCCACCATGGGTCGTTCCTGTGGGTCTGCGGCCTCGATCAGACGGTCGATGGTGTCCGGCTCGAACCCCATGTCGGTGTCGATCCAGAACAGCCATTCGGCGGTTCGATCCTTGAGAAAATACTTAACGGCCTGGTTGCGGGCTTCGACCAGACCATCTGAGCCGCACCGCATGGCGATGTAGCCGCCGGCCATGATGCGGCCGTGGTTGCTCAGATCCCAGCCGACCATCTCGATCATCGAATGGTGCCAGGAGTAGGTGACCTCGTTCTGATGCACGTAGGCCACCGTGACCGCCAATGCCGGGTCGCCCGTCTCCAGCGCATCCGGCATCGTCGTGGCAGGCTCAGCCACGGCGGGCCTGACGCTTCTCACCCGGCGCGGCGGTAGCAGTCTCCACCGGGGCGTCGTAGCCGTCGGGCTCCTCGGAGTAGTTCAACCCGAAGCGGGCGTCGTCCGAGAAGTACTCCGGGTGGGCACGGACCACCGGGTCGTCGGCGGGCCAGTGTGATCCCTTCTGGATGACTCCGTTGATTCCCGACGGCAGTTGCACCGGTGCCGTCGTCGTCGCGTACACGACCTTCATGTGATCTTCCTCTCCCTGGATATGTGGAGGCCCCCGCTCCAGGGAGGGACGGGGGCCGCCACGTTCGGTTGGGTCACTCGAAGCCGAGCTCGGCCAGCTTCTTCGTGACTGCTTTCGCCTGGTCGTCGTCGCCGTTCGACCTGGCCGTCTGCAACTGCGAGAGCAGCGCGTGCACAGCCGGATCGCCCGACTCGGACGCTCGGGCGAGCTTTCCCGCTGCCGCCGGAGCGGCCTCGGTCTTCGGAGCCGAAGTGGTCTCGGTCTTCTTGACTTCGGGCACAGCAGCCTCCCTCATGAACGGGACGTCCGAGGTCTTCACGGACACCGATCAGGTGTTGACCAGCAGGCGGAAGCCCAGGTCGTTGACCGAGTCCCCGCCGATGCGGGCGTAGGCGAACCAGGCACGCTGGCCGGTCGGCATGTTCGACGTCACGTCGAAGATGTGCGGCACCTGCTCGACGCTCATGCCGCCACGCCTTGCGATGACGTAGTTCTGGAAGTCGCCGACGACCGCGTAACCATCGGTCGCCGAAGTGGACGTGGTGGTGTCCGGCATGTACGGCGACTCGAACACGCCCTTGTTGAACAGCAAGGCCAGCCACTCGGCCTTGAGGTTCTCGGTGAACGCGTGGAACACGTTCGCCGTGCCGAGCTGCCGGATCTTGTTGTTCACGTCGACCGACATCAACCACGCCGCCCGCCGCCGATACTTCTGCGGCAGCGCCTTCCACACCGCATACGGGTCGTTCGCACCGAACGTCGTCCCCGACGTCTGGATGCGGACCCGCACGTTGGTGTTGCCCGACAGCGCCGTGAGGATGCCGAACGGCTCACCGGTGCCCGAACCGCGGGTGAACTTGTCCACCAGCAGCTCGTCGTAGCCGGCCGCGAGCAGCGAAGCCATCTCCTCGGCGAAGGACGGATAATCCTGGCCGACCTCGATCGAGTAGGGGATCAGGCCACGGGCCATGTGCACCCGGACCGTTGGCTGAGCCAGCGTCGGCGAGTTGTCCGTTGTCGCCGCCGCCTCAGTCTGGAACGCCCACGTCACACCAGCGGACGACACGCCCTTCCACTCGTTCGTGTTGACCGGCACCTGGCGGGCCAGGGTCAGGAACGGGTTGTCCGACTCCTGAGCCGTCAGGATGATCGACGGGTCGATGAACACCGGGATGCCGAAACCGCCGGCCGTGGTCGTGACCTCGCCCATGGCCCGGTACTCGTTGTACCGGCGAAGCGCGTCGCGCTCCTCATCCTCGAGGAGATAGTTCGCGTCCGGCTGCGTGACGACCTTCATCCACGCACTGCGGTAGGCGTCGGTCTCGGTGACCAGGATGCGGCGGGCGATGTCAGGGTCGCGGCGGATCTGCCGCTCGACCTCGTCCTTCTGGACTGCGGTCATGTGACTCGTCGTGGACCGGTCGTCCAGCCGCCGCATCGCGTTCTCCCGGGTCTCAGTGGGGCTGAGCCGGCGAATGTCGGCGAACGGGTCGTCCGAGCCGTACTTGATGTTGGCTAGGGCACGCTCCACGGCCTTCGGCTTGCGCCGGAAGATCTCCTGGATGTTGCGGTGCTCCTCGATGCGCGTCAGGGCCTTGTCCCGCAGCTTCAGGCCGTAGTCGAACGCCTTCTGCTCCTCGGGGGTCTTCTCCCGCAGCTCGCCCTCTTCGGTCTGGTGAATCGAGCGCAGATGCGCGTCGAGCACCTCGACGTAGGCGACGAGCTCGTCGGGGGTCTTGCCTCGAAGCTCGTCGGGCACGCTGTCGCCGAGATCGGCGACGTCCTTCCCGCGGAGCTCTTCGAGGATGGTCGTTTCCTCGCTCATGTGATAATCCTTCGCAGTCGCAGCGCCCCGTCGTCGAGACGCTGACGGTTGATGAGAACGGTGGACGCTTCGCCACTGCCGGGCTCGTCGTCCGGATCACCGCCATCCGTGCTCCGCGCATCGGATCGCCCGGTGAAATCAAGGTCCGCGGCGAGTCCGAGTTCGGCTGCCAGCTCGCGGAGAAGTGCCCGGTGCTCGGTCGGGTCCAGCTGCGCCAGTAGCGACCGCACCGACACCGTGGTCTGGTCGTAGGCGGGGAACACGACCGGCCCGCATTCGGCGGTGTCCGTATCGACGATCTCCCGCAGGTCGACGTCGCCGCTGCGGCGGGTCCACGTGTCGCCGCCGTCGGGGATGCTGAACCGGAACGACATGCCGCGGATGGCTCGTTCGGCGATGGCCTGCCGCACTGGCTCGACCGTCGGGTTGTCGAACAGTTGCGCCCGCACGTACAGGCCGTTGTCGTCCTCGCGGATGTCCTGAATCGACCCGATCGGCACCGCCCCGACGCGCGGGTCGCGGCCGTGCTCGAACTGCAGCACCGGGGTGCGCTGTTCCAGGCTGCGCTTGAACGCGCCCGGCAGGATCACCTCGTCGAAATCCCCGCCGAACGCGGGGATGCGGGTGGTCTGGTTGAACACGGCTGCGTAGCCCTCAAGGGTTCGGCCGTCGCCGTTGGAGCGGGATTCGAAGTCGAACGCCCGCACGCACATGCCGGCCACGTCGGGACGGGCCGAGCTGCCGACGTCGATGCCGAACTTCTTCGCCGCTGCCTTGATCTTGGGCATTGCCTTCGCTCCGAACGGTGATTGTGATGCTCGCGCCAACGCGTTGCGGACGTGGGCGGCGTCATGGATCGGGAAGTGCCGCTTCGACCGCGGCGTCGTCTTGCCCTGCTCGTCCTTACTGCCACCCGGTTCGATGTAGGCGAACGCCGAATCGGGCAGATCGTTGATCCGCTTAGCGGTCATCTCCGCCCGTTCGGTGACGTCGAGCTCCGTGACCGTGTCCATGTCAGGACTCCTTGCCTGTTGGGAGCTTCGGTCGGTCGCCATTCGGCACTGCCGGCTGGGTCACCATCCCGGGTGGCTGCAGCTGCACCGACACCAGCCCGGTGTGCACCAGTAGATTCATGTCCTGCCCGATCACTGCCGCCGTCGCCGACGGCGCGGTGAACCCCTCACGCACCAGCATCGTGATCGTCGTCGCCTGAATGTTCTGGATCTCGGCCGCGTCCTTGGCGTCCTCGCGCAGCAGTGGCATATCGGCCGTGTCGAACCACAACTCCGTGTCCGGCTCGCCACTGCGGCTCTTCGGCAGAGTCAGAATGGACTCCAGCGACGCCGAGATGTCCTGCAGCGACGGGTAGATCCACGAGTCCGCGAAGATACGCCGCGCCATACCGAAATTGCCCTGATTCAGCGACGACCCGGCCAGCCCCTCGGAGATGCCCAGCAGCGGCGCCGGCACCCGACCCAGGAACGCGATCCGCGTCTCGCCGGCGCCCTGCGTCGCCTTGAACTCCAACTGCTTGAGATCGGCGCCAACAGGTGTCGCGTCCGCGCCAGCAGTCAAATACAGCGTGCGATAGGCGTTAGCAACGCCCTGATGCCGCTGATCGATCATGTCGACGATGCCGTCGAACTGCTCCTTCGTCACCGCCGGTATGCCCTTGACGACCAAGTTGACGGTGGCGCCGTTCTCGAAGAACTTGACCTTGTGGTCGGTCGCCAGCCGATCGCCCTGAATGTCCCGCAGCGCTGCGGTCACCCACGACTGGCCCATCCCGGGACGCTCCGGATCCGGGATCTGCGACCAATGCGCGAACTCGTCCGGCAGCAACGTCTGCGGCTTGTTCCGCGACGCGTCAAGCCCACCGTTCTGGTACACCAGCCCGAGCAGCGTGCCGTCCAGCGCGGTGGCCGCGTCCTCCGGCTCCTGCTCCGAACCCCACAGCAGGCCGCACCAGTCCGGGCGCAACACCCGCAACCGGTCCGGTTGCCGCGCCACGTAGGCGTTGCCGGCCAGACCCGAGTGCCACTCCATCGTCGCGAGCAGATCACCGGTCGTGGCGTGCGGCCACGGGCGCTCCAGGATGCCCAACTCGCGGGTTCCGAACGTGCGACGCGGCGTCGGCGACGACGGACGGTTACGCCAGATGAACCGCGCCTGCGACAGCACCAGCGCACGCACCATCTGCGCCGCGAACGCCGGCGGGCAGGCCCGCAACGCAGCCGCATAGCCGGGCAGGGTCGCCGCGATCCGCTGCACCCGAGTGCCCGCCAAGGTTTGATTCAGCCCATGCAGCGGGTACGAATGCCCGTTGTACGTGAACTGTCCTGGGATCAGGTAGTCGGTGATGTACTGATCGATGCTGAACCGGCGCTCGGACCGGGCTGCGTCAGTACGTTCAGCGGCGATCCGCTCAAGCAGTCCTGCCGCCACATTCAGCCACCCTTACTGACCAGGGCAGACGAGGCGCGACCCTCTTTCCACCCAACCCTGACAGCAGTCCATGACCAGGCGAATGCGAGCCAGACGACGTTTACCAGCTTCGCCGCCAGCCATCCGACCACGTAGAACAGCCCAGCCAGCAGCGTCAGCACTGTTCGGCCGAGTTCGATCTGACGCGCCTCTGCGGTGATCCGCTCCACCGGGACTCGATCAAGAACTGCCATTTGCGTCTCCTATCGCCAAGCCCCGAAGAACGGCTGTTCCTGCTCGACCAGCCCGTGCTCGATCGCGTGTGCCCGCGACTCATGGGCCAGCACACCGGCCACCGCAGCGTCGATGAGCAGCCCGTCGCCGCGCTTGGCCATCTTCAGATAGTGGGTGGTCAACGTCTCGTCTTCACCAGGCCGGGGCTTCTTTCTCGAGCCCTTCACCAGCACCGCGTTCTTCGCATGCCTACTCAGCGCGTCATGCGGCGCGTAAGTGATCTCCCCGGCACCGAACGATGTGGTGAACCGCTCAATGGCCCGGTCCATTCGTTGCTCGACGTTCGTCGGGAACTCCACCACCCGCTGATCGCCGAACGCGGCGACCCAGTTGTCCAGGTAGTCCTGCCACCGGTACGGGTCGGCGAACATGCACGCCACGTTGTACAGCTCGAAGGTGTCCCGCACCACCCGGTCGACCTCGGCGGTCGGCACCTTCCAGTCCGGACCGTCAGCCTCGCCACGCTCCCAGATCCGCACCACGAATAACCGGCCATCGGAGATCCGCGACGCGACCAGCGCCGTGGCGTCCCGGTACTTCGACCCGTCGAAACCGAGCGCGACCGGCACGCCGCTGCTCAGTGCCTCGTCGTCCTTGGCCTGCAGATCCCAACGCAGCGGATCCACGAACACCGACTCGCCCACGACGATCTCGTTCAGGAAGAACCGGCGTCGGTCCGCCTCCAGATGCCGAGACGAACGGCACTCGCCCATGATACGGCCCTTGATGTTCACCCAGCCGCCGCGCTCACGCGCCGAATCGCCGTACTGGCGCAAAAGCTCCCGGTACAACGCCTCGTCGTCGGACAACTCCTCGACCCGGACCGATTCGACCGTGTCGACGAACACGTCCCGATCCGGCGACTCCGCGGTGACCTGCGCCTCCGAACCCTCCGTCGGGTCGTAGGCGTTCGTCAATTCCAGCCAACGGCCATCCATGCCGGCCACATTCCGCTTCACCGCGCCGCACACCCGGCGGTAACCACCCTGCAAGGTGAACAGATGTGACTCGGTGATCGTCACGAACGTCATCGGCGCACCCAGGCGAGCCTTCGCCGACGTCGTCGCCGGCTCCAACTTCCCACCGCTGGCAAGATCCACCTTCGTCTGGCCGACCTCGCGCACCGCGGGCAAGTCCAGGATCGGCCCCAGCCTGGCCATCGCCAGCAACGGCCGCCACGTGTTGTCGGTCTGATCCTCCGACGTGCCCAGACACACGATCAGCGGCGTCGGATACGGGGCGCCCACCGGCTCACCGGCAGCGTTCCAGCCGTCGAACCGGGTCGGCCCCAACGCCTCAGCCCAGCAGATCGCCGCGCCAAACGGGTCCTTGCCCCACTTCTGCGACCGCCGCAACTGGGCACCCGTGTGCGACAACCCGATCGGGCCCGGCCACGGCTCAGCCTCCGGATCCAGCCGGTAGAACTGCAGCAGAAACCGCCACATCTCGTCCGTGAGCATGAACGGCTTACCCTGCCGGTAGCCGTCCGGGATCACACAGTGCGATTCGATCCACTCGCCGGCGTCATAACCAAGCGTCGGGTATTCGCCCTCGTGCTCAGGACCACGCCACGGCAACGTCAAACCGCCTTGATCCGGCGGCGAACATCCGAGGATTCGCGGTGCTCTTTCACCTCGTCGGCGACGATCTCCCACAACAGCATCCGCATCGCCTTCGGCGTCAGACCCAGCCGGTCCTCGAGGTGCCTGGCCTCGGCCAGCGCGTCCTTATCGAGCACCTCGGCAGCCAACGCAACTCGGGCGTACCGGGCCACCACTCGGGTCCAGCCCAGACGCTGCCACGCGACCGCCTGCGGCGTAGCCCAAAGCTGCCGCCAGATGCGCTGGATCTGCGCGCTTGGCTTCCCGTCCAGCGGCCACGCGGGCGGCGCACCCTTGCGACCTTCGGCCGGCAGTTGCAGCGGCCCAACCCGCGAGTTGCGGCGAACGGGGTTGATCTTAGGCGTGGGGGGCATGATCGACCTCCCAAACTGTACAAATTGCGAGTCAGGGGGATCGGGGTCCGGAGCAATGTCCGTTTTGCCGTGCTCGGGGTGCCCCCCTACCCTTCCAGCGCGGCGTTCGTCGCTACGAGCGCTTACCTTTCGCACCATTGCATGATCGGCATAGCACGACGAGATCGCTCAGCTCGTGACCAACAACGGCGAACGCAACGACGTGATCAGCAGTCAGGTCGGTAGCAGGGTGGGGTGGGCGCTGCCATCCAGGGCACCAGTCGCCGTGCTCGGCACGCCATGCCTGCACCACCTGTGCGCGGCGCTGGTCCTCGGCGTAGGTGTGGGGTCGGGTTGTCCGCTTGGCCTGGTCCCTGGCCGCCTGACACCGGGGGCACCGCGTCCCTTGCTTGCCGCCGGACCTACCCCGAACGAGGGCGCCGCAGTCAAGGCAGGGACGAGTTGTCATGATCGCATTGAGGCGGACTGCAGAGCAGTCAACCACACAGTACGCGAAAGGGTGTTCATGCTGCAACGACACGCTCGACCTCGGCCAGATCCACCATGATCCTGCGCTCGTCCCCGTGATTGGCCAGCCGTCCGGCCTTCACCCAGTTCTGCACCGTGCGTGCCGTCACACCCAGCGATGAGGCCGCCACCTGCACATCCACGTAGCCGATGGTCTCACCCTTGCGAGCCAGGATGCGCCTGCCTGCACGCAGCCACTGGTGCGGTTCCCACCTGGTCTGGCACGCCGAGCACTCCATCCGTGCCGGCCGCTCGGGCTGAGCAGGGATGTACGCCCTGATCTCGCCTTGGCAGCCGAGCTCAGGGCAGGGCCCGACGGGGAACGTAGTCCGGTTGGCCGGCAGGTCGATCACCCTGGCAGCAAACCGCACAGCACTGACAATCTCGCCGTGGATGTCCTCGGCCGCAGCATGCACGGCGATGCGGTCCATTCGCTTGAGCAGCCAGCCGGCCATCGCGGGCAGGGTGTCTTCCGGCCAGACTTGCATGGTGCCTTCGGCCATGTCCCGCACCCAGCCGACGAGCGCCACCCGTAGATCCGAGCGGGCCTTGAGCGCGCCGGGGTGCACCGGCATCGGCGTCTCGGCCGACCGTCCGCCGTTGTGCTCGCCGAGAACCGCCAGCCGGGACAGCACCAGCTCGAGCTGTTCGTCCAGCCAGGCCACGTCGCCGAGGTCGCACTCCAGCGCCCACAGGCAGCTGTTGCACAGCGCCAGCGTGTCGCGGGTGGGCCGGCCGCAACCGCTGGCGCAGATGCTCACGTCTGCCTCCGCGTGTTCTGCGGCCGGGCGCGCCATAGCAGCCGCCACACCGACGGGGGCGGTTCGGGTTCGGGTTGGGGTTCGGCCGTCCAGCGCATGGCGTCGTCGCTGACGCCGTGGTCGGCCAGTGCGGCGTCGATGGCGTCGAGGGTGGGGTTGATGTCGCGGCTCATCCCTGCTCCTTCCTCGCGGCGTGCAGGGCGGCGCGGGCTGCGGCGGCGCCCCAGGGGGTGGGTGTGTGCGCGTGTGGCCCAGGCACGCACACCCCCGTAAGGGGGGGCCACGTGGGCCAAGCGCATTTCCGCAGGTCAGAGGCCCAATGGATGATCTTGGGCCAAGATATGCCGTGGGCCAGTGGGCCAAGGTGGCATTTCCGCAGGTCAGAGGGTGGCCCAAGCGATCTTGGGCCACCGTGGGCCACGTGGGCCAAGCGTTTGTCTGGGCCACGCACATACGTCGATATCCTGCCAAGATCACTCAGTGTCATCGTAGTCTCCGAGCTGTGTTTTGAGGGCCTCGTACTGCATGACGTACTCACCGAGGACGCGCTGAATCGTGGACCTTGGGATGCCTGTCTGGTCGGCTATGTCGCGCTGCGGGAGGTCTTTGTCGGCGGCGATCAGTACCTCCTTGATGCGTCCCCATCGAGTTGCGCTTTCGCTTGCGGCGACGGTCCATGGCCACGATCCGCCGCGCTGTAGGACGCTGGGCCATTCGCGTTCGTCGCGCATGCCGCGCCAGTGCTCTATCTCGCCTTCCTTGTCGAGCCAGATGCCGAACTCGGGCCATCTGAGCCAGCCGGACCAGCCGTACGGCTCGTGGGCGCGACGCTTGGCGCCGCCGAGTGCTTTAGGCGCGTGTGCTTCGAGGATGACGGCGCAGCCGTAGTGGGCGCGGATCTTGTCCAAGGCCATCGCGACGGGCTTGGCTGATTTCTCCTCAGTGGGGTCGCCGTTGGCGAGTTTGTAAATGGGCCCGGTGATGAGCAGGTCGGGTTTGGTGGCGGCGACGTGCCGTTCGAGCCAGTCCACATCGTTCGGCTGGGTGAGGTCCAGCCCTTCGGTGCGGAAAGACAGTTGAAGGCGCTCGGGGTCGAGGAATCTGCCCGCCTGGACGCGTAAGGCGCGGGTCTTGCGGCGGAACTGGCGGCGGGTGTTCTCGCAGTCGACGTACAGGACTCGTAGTGGCGGGTGGGACTCGCCGGTGAACGGGTGTCGGCCCATGGCGGCTTGGATGGCGATCTGTTGGAGCAGGGTGGACTTGCCGCCGCCTTCGGGCCCGGTGACGATGAGACGGTCTTGGCGTTCAAGGAGTTCTGGGATGACCCAGTCGTATTCGTCGTCATCGACGCCAGTGAGGACCTGGTCGATGTTCTCAACGGTGAGGGTGTCGGCGCGGGTGCCGTGGACTTCCTGCTGTACGGCGTCCTCGAGTGCGTCCATGGCATCGACGAGGGCGTCGAGGATGTCGTCGTCAGTGGGCTCGTTGAGACGCTGCGCCGCATGCTGTACGGCTTGCTGGGCCCGACGTTGGCGGGCTAGGCGTTGGACACGGCCGGTGTGCCATTGCAGGCTGCTGGTCGGCGCGGCCCGTTCAAGTAGCTGATGCAGATAGGGCCCGTCGAGCCAGTCGGGCTTGAGGTCGCCGGCGTCTTGGAGCTTGCCGAGGATGGCGGCCGGGTCCAAGGCGCGGCCGTTATTGGCTGCTGCCGCGAGGTGGGTGGCGAGTGTCTCGTGTTGGGGACGGTAGTAGTCGGTGGGAGTGGGGGTATGGGCCAGAAGTTCGGCGGCCTGGTCGGTGTCGTCTTGGGCGACGCGTAGCACTGCGCCGAGGATGGCCTGTTCTGCGGCCATGTCATGCGGCGGTGTGCTGGTCACCGGGCTGCTCCTAGATGTCGAGGGCTAGTTGGTCGGGGTTGCTATCGGGTTCGGGCTGCGTGCGGCGGCGGCAGCGTGGACGCTCGTCCGGGGTGGGGATGGATGAGGCAGTCGAAGCGGACCGCGTGCTTTCGGGCCTCCTCTGGGTCGCTGGTGGTCCAAGTGGGCCGGCAGTCGAGGCAGCGGTACTCGATCACGCCGTATCCCGAAGGAGCGCTTCGATAGGCACGCCTTCCAGGGCGCTGATGACGAGCCGCACCAGCGCATCATCGTCGGCGTGGTGCGGCCTGTGGTTGAGCAGCGAAAGGGCGAGGTTGATGCGGCCTTGCAGCTCTGTCTCGCTGGCCACTCGCTCACCTCCTGTTGTGGTTACTGAACTGTGATCGCCCCCTTCTGTAATCGGCAAGGCGGGTCGTCACAGGGCTGTGGACAAGTGCGCCGTGGTCTGTGCGGAACTTTCCCCAGCCTGTGGACAGCGCTGGGGACAGGCGGTGCACACAAGGTCGGCCGCCACGTCGCCTTGGATGTGTGACCTGCACAGTTGTGCCACCACAGGCTGTGTACACGAACTACTTTTCGAACGTCTCGCGATGTGGGACGCGAATCCACAGGTCGGCTCACGGCTCGTCGTCCTCCTCGTCGCCCCACGGCACGCAGTCGTAGTGCGCGTACCTGCCGTCGTTGACGCTGGCGATCTCGCTGCCGGGCACGATCTCGTGAGGGCAGAACTCGCAGAACCCGAGCCCGGTCGGGGCGATGTCCCGTTCGGGTGGGCGGGCGATCCAGTCGTGTTGGATTTCGACGGTGATGCCGTCGCGGGTGGTGCGGTAGTCGCCGGTCACGGCAGCGTCTCCCGCCCTTGCTCGTCGAGCTGTTCGGGGCCAGCGAAGCCGGGATTGTCGTCCGGCTCGACTTCCTTCTGCAGCTCGTCGATGACCTTCGACGCCTCGGCCTTGGTGAGCTTCTTGCTCGACTCGACCTCTCGGCCGATGACGTCGCTGACCCAGCGGAGTCGTTGGTCCCGGTCGGTGATCTCGGCCTTGGTCATGAGCGTTCCGATGAGCCCGAGCTGCTTGTCAGTGACCCTGTCCCCCTCGCCGGGCAGTGGTGGCGCGGCGGCCGTGCGGCGTGCCGTCGCGCCGGCCTGTTCGGGCTTGGCCGGTGCTTGTCGGGGGCGGGTGTTACGTTGGGCGGTTCGGGGTGCGCCCTCGTTGGCGAGGTGTGTTTCGTCGTCCTCGTCGGCTGCGATGCCGACTACGGCGGCGAGGCAGTAGCGGCGGGAGTAGGTGATCCGGCCGCCGATCATCTGTATGCCACCTTCACCCGAGATGGGGAACTCGCCGGTCAATTTCTCGCCGGATTCGTGCAGCAGGTGGTAGCGCAGGCTCATCTTGCCGTCGCCGCCGAGCGCGGGGAACGCGGTGAATGCGAGCCCGTTCTTGGCCAGTAGCGGCATGACCTGCTCGGTGAGGGTGGCAAGGGTGACGTACGAGTAGCTGTAGGTGCCGCCGCTCTTCTGCTGGACGGTGACGGTGCGGTCCCGCTCCAAGGTGGGGAGCTCGGACTGCACCTTGGCGAGTGCTGCGGCGAGCGCGCCGGTGGCGTCACTCATCGCCGACCTCCGTGAGTCGATAGGTGCTCAAGTGCGGGCTGGACACGGGCGCGCCGACCAGGTCGCGTGACGTTTCGACGAACTCGGCGACCTGCATCAGGTACAGGAACTGGCGGTGCTGCGTCGGCCCGACCTCGAGCGGGACGACGTCGTATCCATCGGCCCGGACATGGATACCGGCGAACCGGTCGCACTGCGGGATCTCGTACTCGGCGCCGGCTTCAACGTCCACGTAATGGTCGGCGCCGTGATACGCGGCTAACTGGAGCGCGGTCTCACCGAAGATGCCGGATCGGCTGGTCTTGATGTCCACCATCGCCGTGACCCGCCGATCGGTGTCGTCCGGGTCGAGCATGTCGGCGACCAGGTCGAGAGTGCCGCAGTAGTTGTGCGTCGCCGAGTGCACGACGGCCTCGATGAGGACAGGTTGCACGTCGTACTCGTCGAGGAACCGCACGTACGACTCTACGTAGCCGACGAGCTCGTCCGGCACCTTGACCTGCTCGCCCTTGACGAGCCGCTCGGCAAGCTTGTGGACCTGGGTGCCGCGATTGCTGGCGGCGTCCTTGGCTTCCCATCGTGCGCCTTGCAGCTTCTTGAGTCGCGCTGACGGTGAGAGTTCGCTAAGCGTCTCCCAGTTGTCGATGGCGTACTCGGCGGTCGATGTGGCCGCCCAGTTGATCAGCGCGTCCTTTGGGAGGTTCTTTAGGATGGTGGTCACGCCGGGGATGCGTTCGCCGGTGTCCTCGTCGATGTACCAGTGGTTCTTGCCACGGTTAACACGCTTGATCACTGCTTCTCCTTCGTGGTGTGGTCCCGCCCGCCCCACACGCCGTAGATTTCGCGTGGCGATGCGGCGGCCCAGGCGTGGCAGGGCGCTATGAGCGGGCAGTCGTCGCGGCACAGCTTCTTGGCGCGGTTGCGTTCGGCGAGGCTGGCCGACATCCACACGTCGGGCGCCTCCTTGCAGGGCGTGTCGGTGTCGCGGAACGCCTCGAGGAACCGGTCGCGCAGGCGGGCCTTGTCGTCGCTGATCCGGTTGGTCGGTGTGGCCCGGTTGGTCTTCGCGGCCTTGGAGCGGTTGCTCCGGGCGCACTTGGCGCACCGTTGGGGCAGGGGCTTGTTGTTGCGCAGGACGGAGCGCACCTGCTTGCAGTCGACACAGGTGACAATGGCGTAACTACCGCTCATCGACCCCCCTCGTCGTGGATGTGCAGGTGCAAGCCCTGGCCGAGGTACACGTAGCCGCTGGCGGCTTCGACGCTGGCGCGGGCAACACGGGCTGCGGCGGCTGGGGTGAACCCGCGGTTGACGAGGCGGGCCATGCGGATGGCGACGGTGTATTCGTCGCCGGTGAAGTCTCGGCTGACCCCGCTGCCGCCGTTGTGGTGTGGGTTGAGCCAGCCTTGGCGTACCCAGTAGTCGAGCTGCCGATAGCTGATGTCGGTTTGGGCGAGGATCACGTCGTACTTGGTCATGGCGCCTCGCTCACGGTGATGTCGGCGCCCGGTCGTTCGCCGTACTGCTTCCACGTTTCGATGTGCACGACTTGCGAGTCGTCGCGGTACACCAAGCCGGTCAGGGCGTCCAGGACGGCGCGGACGAGCTTGTCCAGGTCGGAGCCGTTGCGCGGCATCGGATAGGTGGGTGCATCGAGTCGTAGTTCCCGTGCTGCGCGGCGACTGTTCGCGGGCAGGTAGTGAGTGTTGGGCCGCTCGAATCGGAACGTGATGCTCATGACGACGGGGGGTTCCCAGTAGGCGGCCGTGTCCCATTCGAGCTCACCCGCAGCAGTCCGGATGTCCGAGCGCCATGCGGGTAGGCCCTTGGACGCTTCCCGCCCGAACTGGTCCTTCGACCCTTGCGGGCGTGGCGTGCCGACGACGACGATGTGCAGGCTCACTTGTCCCCTCGTTCCTTGTTGTGCCGCTCGATGCTGCCGGCGCGGCGGCGCTGGTCGCGGCGGTACACCCAGTGGGCGAGGGGGAACAGCGCGGGCAGCAGCAGCAGCGGCCAGTAGCCGGCCGCTTCGGCGAGCAGGTTCACGCCTCGGCCCGCCGGACGAGCAGCGCGGCCGGGGCGTGGAAGTCGATGGTGTGCTCGCCTGCCCCGGTGAACACATGAAGTAGGTCGTCTTCGATCGCGGTGGCGACAACCGTCCGCCAGGCGCCATCGATCCAGATGCGGTCGCCGGGGGCGAGCTGGTCCAGCGCGGCGTAGTGTTCGCGGGGGGCGGTGTCGGCGAGCAGGTCGGCGTCGGCGAGGGCCTGGGCGGCCGACATCACAGCTTCGATCGGTGACGGCACATGCGCTGCGGGTTGCCAGTCCCATTCGAGCGCGTCTGCGATCACCTGCGCGGCCTGTTGCACGATGTCCATCACTGCCTCGTCTTGTCGTGTCCGGTGGCCGCGAACGGCTGAGACGCTGCCGCCTTGTTGGCCTCACGCACGGAGGCCTCGATATCTTCGACCTGTTGGGCGGCGTCGCTGTCGTCGCCGATGTAGATGAGCCGGTAGCCGGACTCGGTTAGCCACTCGGCTTGGAATCGGGCGATGTCAGGGGCGTGCCAGCGTGCCTTCCATGCCTTGCCTGCGGGACTGTCGTTCGCCGGGTACTCGATGCCTGCGGGAAGTGCGGACGCCAGCGCGTTCGGGTCGATGGCGTAGCTCATATGGCTCCTTCGATGTGTTTGCGCCATGAGGCGGCTAGTCCGCACACCACGCATGGCCCGCCGCTGTAAGGAATGAATGGATGCGGTTCGTCTTGGGCGTCACCGGCGGTGCCGTCGATGCCGAGGTTCTGGCGCCACGCCTCGCCTTGTTCCTGGAATTCGTGGGTGTCCATCACTGCCCGCTCTCGTCGTGCCCGGCGGGCCGGGCGTGGGCGTCGAGCAGCGCCATCAGTTCGGCGGGCGTGACGGTGCCTCTGCCTACCTTCCGCACAAGTTCAACGATCGCCTCCGCCCGATCGAGTTGCTGCCGCGCGGCGGCCAGGTCGGCCTGTAGGTCTTCCCACGCCTGCCCGTCGTAACGTTCTAGCTGTTCGTTGGCGGCGTCGCGTTCGGCCACGATGGGGGCGACGACGGTCATGATGAGGTCGAAGCGAAACCGCTCGGCGCCAGTAAGGGCGTCTGCGATCTGTTCCCGCACCTGCTGTGTGTCGCCGTGCTCGGCGAGCACCCGCAACACCGCGCCGGCCAACTTCTGCGGCTTGTCAACCAAGGGGCAGCAATCGCAGCGTTCAGTGTGCACAATGATCGCGTCTTCGATCCGTGTCCGCAGCCCGATTCGCTCACTCATCGCCGACCCCCATTCGTGCGTCACGTGCAGCCTGCTTGCCGCGCCACCACCGCTCGGCGCGCTGTAGCTGCTCGTCCAGCCAGCGTGCGAACCTGCCCTGCGGCCCGGCCTGCTCGACCGGGCGGGGCATCAGATACGTGCCTTCCATGGCCGGGACGAGGGCGGGCACGCCGGGCATGTCGTCGCCGGTGTCGGCGTCCATGTACTCCTGCACCGGGTTGAAGCGCTGCTCGTACATCTCGGCCATCACGTCGGACGGCCGGCGCGAGATCCAGCCGACTATAGGTTCGGCTGGCAGCTTGGCCCGAGCGGGCGGTGCCATGGTGATGATCGCCTCTGACGGCCACAGCCATTTGAGGCTCTGGAAGTAAGCGGCGAACTCCCACCGCCCCAGATCCTCGACTGAGGGCCATTTCTCAGGCAGTACGGTGACACTGGCCGCGTCATCGAACTGTTCGGTGGCCTCACGCCATTCAGTCCATGCAGCTGCCCACCGTTCGGCAGCTTCGTCACGCCACGTCATGAGCTCGTCAGTCCAGCGGCGCTGGTGAGTTGCGCGATCGAGCTTCTCGATCATCGGGGTGGTCATGACTGCTCCTCGTCGCTGGTGGTGTGCGGGTCCCGCTCAGCTACGAGATCACGCAGCAGCTCTGCGTGTGCGGGATGGATGGGTTGTTCACTCATCGCCGTGTCCTTCCTCCTCCAGCCACAGCCCGCCCTCGGCCCTCACCAGCGGCGGGGCCTGCACCGGCCCGGTAATGCCGTCGAGCGGGCCGGGAGGGCCGACCGGATGGGCGGCGGCGTCGGCGTGCCATTCAGTCCTCATCGCTGGCCTCCACGTGGTCGTGGATCCTGTCGGGATCCATCACTAGGCCGTGGTCCTCCCGCACGCGGACGTGGGACAGGCTTTCCAGCCATGCCGGATCAACGGGTTGGGGATCAGGGTCGTGGATCAGCGCCAGCGCCTCGGCGGTGTGCTCGGCGAAGGTCTGCGGCGGGTCGTCGGCGTGGACGAGCCGCCAGCCGGACTCGGCGAGACGCTCGGCGATGTACTGCGCCAGATCGGGCAGGAAGTAGTCGTCCTCGATGCTGTCGGGCAGGGCGGACGCCAGCGCGGCGGCGGTGCGGTCGGTCATAGTTAGACTCCTTCGTGTAGGTAGCGATCAGGTCCGGCACGGGGAAGGCTTGGCCTGGTCGCTGCTTGCTGTTCAGTTGTCGTGACCGCTGCCGGGGAGCCGGCCGCTCCGCCTTTAGGGGGGGTAAGGCACCGGCTCAACCCGGCAGCGGCGCTTGTCGGGGCGGGCGCCAGAGCTAGGCGAGTCGTGGGCTACCCACCCCGCCGACTAGGGGTCCGGGTCGTCCCCGAACGGTCTGCCGCGGGGCCTGCATCGCCAGCGAGGCACCGACGGTCAGGACAAATCCGAGGGCGACGCCGAGACCGAAGGCGACCAGGCCGGTCACATCGCCACCGCCGTCTCCCGCTCGGCAAGCCGTGCCCGCAGCGTCTGGTTCTCGGCCTGCAACCCGTCGATGGTGCGGTCCGCCGCCCCGCGCACCGCCGCCAGCTCGCGGTACAGGTCGGTGGCGACGATGTACGCGTCGACGATGCGCGCCAGGTTCGCACCGTGCTCTGCGGGCGTGGCGGTCCACGTCCGGTCGTCCTGGATGCGTTGGGCGTAGTCGGCCAGGTCGTGCTGCAACTGACGGCGCGGCATCACGCCACCGCCTGCATGTCGCAGCCACACCAGCCGGTCGGACGGAAGGAAATCGGTCCCGACACGGACATGTGCTCGCATGCCCAGGTGCGGCACGAAAGCGGCAAAGCCGCTGACGTGACACCCGACGGGCCGTGATTGAACGCTGCGATCACATCCTCGGCCGGCTCGTCCTCCTCATAGAAGGCTTGGTCGAACTCAGCCTCGGTCGTGTCGAACTCGGCGAATTCGTCCTCGCCCTCCAGCACAGCGCGCTCAATGACGAACCGCAGCAGTTGACTCACGCTGAGGCCCAGGTCGGCGGCGACCTGACGGAATCGCTCAGACCAGTCGTCTGATACACGGACGGACAGCACACTCATCGGTTCCCCCTTCTTGGTTGTCAGGTGATCGTTCGCGATCCGGCGAGCAGCAGGTCGATCAGCCACGGCGCGGACAGCAGCCCGAGCAGGGTGACCACGCAGGTGCGCCCGCCGGGGTGCCGGCCGGGTGTGGACGACGGCCACATGCGGTTGGGGACACGCGGGTCCTTGGTCATGGCTACTTCCTCAGTTCGGGGTGGATGATCGCGAGGCTGAGCTTGATTCCCGCGAGGGTCCGCGGCCTCGGCACGTGCTTGTTGTGCGGCGGCCGATCAGCGCGGATCGCCCACGTCTCCGCATGTAGCGCCTCGGCGTACGGCATCGGCCCGATGACCTCTGTATTCGCGACCAGCGGCCACCATTCAGCCTTGGACTGGATGCGGAATCGCTGCTCCGGGTTGTGGGTGCAGCCGATGTACAGCACCTGGCGATCAGCGTCGTAGTGCCGGTACACGTAGTGCGGTCTGGTGACGATGCTCACGCCGCCTCCTGCGCTTGCTCGCGGGCGACGGCGGCGAGGATGCGTGCGGCGTCGGCGACCTGCTGGTCGGTCAGCGGTGGCCAGGTGCCGGCGACCGCAGCCCCGGCCTCGGCGGGCGACATCACGCACCTTCGATCTGGCCGCGCCGAATCTCCCGGCCCAGCGAACGGACAGGCTTGCCGCCCTTGTCCTGCTCCGCAGCCTTGGCTTCCTTGGCCTCGAGCTTGCGGACCGCCTTGTCGAGCGCCTCGCCCTTGTCCTTGCTCGGCCGGGGTGCTGCGGCTGCCATCAGGCCACCTCCTGCGGGTCGATCCGTGCCCACAACTCGCTGGCCTTGATGCCGAGCGCGGCTGTCACGCGGTCGAGCTCGGAGACGTCGAAGGGGTATTCGCCGCGCAACTTGCGGCCGAGCGTGGATTCGCTCATGCCGAGTTCGGCGGCTAGCGAGGTGAGGGTTCGGCGCTGCCGGGCCATCTCAGCTCGCAACTCTGCGGCGACTCGTTCGCTCGGTGTCGTTGCCATATGGCGGACTGTACGCCATGTGGCCGAGTTCACGCAAGGGTTGTTCTCGCGTGTTATATATGGCACGGTTCTGTCATGCCGGGAGGAACGAAGCCGCCAGTTGGTCCGCTGGCTCATGAGGTGGTCGGGATCATCCGCGGGCACCTGGCGCGAATCGGGTGGACGCACGGGAAGCTGGGTGCCAAGATCGGCATCTCGGCGTCGCAGGTGTCGCGAATGCTTCGTGGCGACCGGCACATGGATCTAGATCAGTTGGCCCGCATCTGCCAAGTGACCGGTCTCAGGGTGACCGATGTGCTGGCCGAGGCGGAGCGCGCATTGGCTGCACGTGATGCGGCCGAGGTCGAAGCGCGGCAACTGGTCGCCGAGTTGGGTACCCCTGGGGAGGGTGACGAAGGTCAGGAAACCGCCTGACCTTCTTGAAAGATCCGGAGTAGGGAGTAGTGTCACGCGGCCATGGGGGACCACGAAGCTCACAGGGGACCAGAAGAGATAGAGCGACTACAACGTGAGTCGCAGGAGCTGCTCGCCGAGTTGAAGGCGAAGCTCAACGAGTTGGACCGGGCGCGCGGCGATGGTAACGGGCTGGTCACGCCGGAGCAGCGGCGCCGCTCGTTCCGGCTCATCAAGGGTGGCGCCGTGATAGTCGGCGCGATCGCAGCGGCCGGTGCGGCATTGAGACGACCGGTGATCGCCACGGCCGTCGGCGGCACCGCTGCGGTCGGCACGGCGGCACTGATGCTGGTGCCGATCTACGAGCCGATCGAACCGGACCGCGTAGGTCAGCGGCCCGACCCGGTGGTCTCACCCGCTCCGGTCCAGCTGGAACCGTCGCCCGCGCGTGCGGTGGCCAACATCACCGATGACGAGCCCGAGCCCGACCCGAGCCCGACGCGAGCGGCGACCGCGTCTGTTCCGACCCCGGCGCCGACGAGCATCCCGGTTCCGGTGACCAGCCCGTCGGCGTCGCCGAAGGTGACCGCGGGTGTCACTGCGTCGCCGAGCCCCAGTCCGACCGAGCTGGTGCAGATCGAGGTGTACGCCGAGGACAATGAGGCGTGCGTCGACTCAGAGTTGACCGGCCTGGAGCTGGCTGTCTGCTTGAACCGGTAGGATCCGCACCCGCTCGTGGTCGAACACGCCGCGCCTGGTGGCCGGCGCCACACTCACGCTGCCCACGACCAGGCGGATCAGCTTGGATCGACGTACGGTGTCGGTCGGCCACTCGTCGCCGGTGACGGGGATGTCAGGCATGGGTGTGAGCCGGCCCCGGTTGTCGGCGATCTCATCCCGCACCCGGTCCATCTCGGCGATGATGTCGGCCTTGGTCTCGGCGTGCCGAGCCGCCTTGAGCGACTCGCGCAACTCGGCGAGGTGCCGTTCATGGTCTTCGATCTCGCGCAGCAGCACGTCGGGCAGGCCGGGCCGTAGCCGGGCGGTGATGGCATCGCGCACCCGCTCGTCGGCCAACGCGGTCTTGGCCGCGGCCTCGACCATCTGCTCGAGCGGGGCGGCGGAGACGGTGACGTGCCGGGCGGACCAGGTGCCGGCGATACGGCACTGATAGACAGGCACCGATGTGGTGGAGCGCACCAGCGGCTTGCCGCACACCCCGCACACCGCAAGCCCGTTGAGCAGGGACCGTGGCCGGCTTCCGCCGCCGCGTCCGGTCTGTCGGTCGTCGATGTGGGCGCGCAGTTGTTCCCAGGTGGCCCGGTCGAGTATGGGTTCCCAGGTGCCTTTGCCGATGATGCCGCCACGGATGGTGACGAGTCCGGCGATGCGCGGGTTGGTCAGCAGTAGCCGCAGCGCGGTGGGGGTCCACGGGTTGCTGCGGGTGGTGGTGACGCCTTGGTCGCGGAGGCGGGTGCACACGTCCATGAACCCTGCGCCGTTGAGGATGGATTCGCCGGCGTCGCGGATGATGGCGGCTTCGTCGTCAACGATGCGCCCGTCGCGGTCGTAGCCGAAGGTGCGGGGGCCGGAGGCGAACCAGCGCCCGGCGTCGCGGCGCTGCCGGAATGAGCGCTTCCATCGTTCGCTTTTCAGGTCGACCTCGCCGCGGGCGGTGGCGCCTAGGATGCGGGCGAGCATCTTGCCCGTACCGGTGGACAGGTCGAGTTCTCCGGCCCGGCAGGTGCGGATGAGCACGCGATGGTCCTCGACGATGGGGATGAGTTCTTCCAAGTCGAGCGGTCGACGGTACAACCTGTCGGTGTGCCATGCGACGATGGCGTCGATGCGGCCGGATTCGATGTCGGCGAGCATACGGCGGTACTCCGGTCGGGGTTTGCCGGAGCTGGCGGACAGATCGTTGTCGGAGTAGATTTCGGTGACCTGCCAGCCGAGTTGGTCGGCGAGGGTCAGACAGTCTTCGCGTTGCCGATTGACCCCGGCCTCTTCGCCGGTGCGGTCTTGTGAGATCCGTAAATAGATGCCTGCCCGCATGGCGCTTGACTCTATCAGGGTTGTGTCATACGTTGTTATGCGGATACTTGCTCCGACAAGCCACACGTATCGCGTGAGTTGTGGGATTCCCACAAACCCGCACGAACACTGACGAACTGGAGCGTCTGGACCCTGCCGGCGGGTTGAGTTCCCCTCGCCCGCCGGCAGGCCAAAACCAAGAGGGGAGCACCTGAAGAGGGGAACCACAATGAATACCACAACCCGCGGCAGGCACCGCCAGTCCATCTGGCAGGGCTTCGCCCCCATCGTCACCGCACTGTTCGCGCTCGTCCTGCTGATCGTGTTGACCGCGTGCGGCGGCACCGAGCCGGACCCCGCGTCGGCTACTACCGAACCCGTGCCGGTCGAAACCATCGAGCCTGCACCAGCGCCCGTCGCTGAGCCAGCGCCTGAACCCACCGTCGAGCCCGAGCCGACACCCGAGCCTGAGCCTGAGCCGGTGAAGCCGGAATTCACGCTCGCCCAGGAGCAGGCCATCGGCAGCGCGCAGGACTACCTGTCGTTTACGGCATTCTCGAAGTCCGGCCTGGTCGACCAACTTGTCTACGAGGGGTTCTCCAAGAGTGACGCCGAGTTCGCCGTCGAGCACATCACCGTCGACTGGAACGAGCAGGCGGTCAAGTCGGCCGATGCCTACCTGGACCTGATGCACTTCTCCCGTTCGGGTCTGATCGAGCAGTTGGAGTACGAGGGCTACTCCACCAAGCAGGCCACCTACGCGGTGGACCAGTTGGGGCTCTGAGATGACCGCCACCCGCGGCCGTTACGCCGTCCGTAACCCGCTGCCGCGCCGCCTGCTGGCCGTCGCCGCCGCGTTGGCGTTCCTCGCCGCGCTCGCGGTGGCCGGGGCGCAGGCGGCCCGCGCCGACGACCGCGTGTTCGACCCGAACTACCTCGGGCAGCGGTTCTACGGCACCCACCTGTGCGTGGAGGACCGCACCCGCTCCACCACACTGCGGGGCGCGGTCAGGAACGCGGCTGCCGACTTCAACAACAACACGGTGCTGCGCGTGTACTACAAGCGGGGCGCCGGATCGTGCGTCGGGTACGCCACCAAGTACGACCAGCGGATCATCGTGATCGACGGGTTCTACGGTAAGACCGGCTGGGTGGGTAAGCATCGCCACCGGGGCCGTTACTGCGACCCGCCGGCGGGAATCCGCCTGGAGTGCGCGAACTGGCGGCAAACGATCTCCGGCGGGTGGACGAAGGTGAACTACCGCTACCGGGTGGTGGTGCTGAACCGGTCCTACTCGTACGGCCCGTGGGGATGGGACCACATCGCCACCCACGAGATCGGGCATGCGGTGGGGTTGGATCACCGTTCGGACACGTGCGGGTCGGTGATGTCGCAGATCACGGAGTGTAAGTGGATCTCGTACTTGTCGGCGGCGGATCGGCGGACGGTCAACAACATCTACGCGCAGTGAGGAGTGCCATGGTCGATGACCGAAGCTTCAAGGATCTCGACCCGACCCACGACCGTGACCTGGTGGCGTTCTTGCGTTCGCTGGCGCCGTCGGTGCCGGTGGGCGAGGCGCTGCGCCAGTGGGACGAGCAACAGCCATGAGCCCGTGGCGTGAGGGCTGGCTCGCGGGCCGGGCCATGTCGCTGCGCCGCCTGCAGTGGTGGGTGGCGCACGAGTGGGACGGCACCAGCGAGCATCTGGACGCGCGGCTGGCCACGCAGATGGTGGCGGTGCAGTATGACCGGGAGAGGAAGGTGGAGGTGGCGCAGAGCGATGGCCAAGCGCAAGTCGGTCCTCGATGAGTGTCCGAACGCGGACCGACACACCGACGGGCCTGACTCGTACATCGCATGGCACGAGTGGGCCGCGCGGATGGGCAAGACTCACGTGCAAGCTCGGTGTCCTGGCTGCGATATGTGGAAGATCTGGACGCCGAAATCACCAAAGAGCCAGACATAACAATGCGCCCCGCCGTCGCGTGAACGACGGCGGGGCTGTACGGCCACACACTGAAGGGAGCATGGCCGCAGATGGAGAGGCTACTACCGCCGGAAGCCCATGAGCTAGCGGCGAAAATCGAAGACGAACTGTGGGGATGGAAGGCCCGTGACCCGGCGCGGCCGCGGTTCGAGACGCGCCGCGCGAACGAGCGGGCGTGTCGGCTGCTCGGTGACCTTATCGTGGTGCTGCAACAGTTCCGGGACGAGTTGACCCGCGAGCTCGGCGAGTACGACGACGCGAGACGGAGGGCCTAGACAGCACAAACCGGCCCCGGCACCGCTCCTTAGGGGGGAGCGTGGCCGGGGCCTTGTCGTCGGCTACTTGCACTCGGGGCGGTCGTCGGTCTGCCCAGGCGGGTGACAGCTGGCACCCTGATCCTGCGGTGCGTTGTTGCCCTGCCCGTTGCCCGCGCCGGGCCCGAACGACGGGTCGGCGGCGGCGACGGTGGCGCCGGAGCCGAGCACGATGAGGCTGAGCGCGGCGGCGGCGATGAGGCGCTTCATGGTTTCACCTCCCCTCTTGCTGAGATGGGAGGACGGACCCCACCGACTCTGGGGGGCCGAGCCGGTGGGGCCTTTGTGCCGCCACTGTGGGGGAACAGCGGCGTCTACGGGGGCACTGCGCCCATCTCGCGGTTCACGTTCAACCGGAACACGAACGTGCGGTCCTTGTTGTCGCTGGTGCGCCGGGCCCGCAGTTGCGCGGTGTATGTCTGCCCGCCGTCGAGGTCGTCCAGCTCGTCCGCCGACCAGTCGATGGTGACGTTGGGGGAGGTGGCGGCGCCAGTGATGCCGGTGGTCTTCTCAAGCGCGGCGGTGTCGCCGCGCCCGACGCGAAGCCGCCAACTGTAGCCGCTGGAGAAGTCGACGAGGGCGCCGTCGACGTACCAGTCGATGGTGATGGAGGGTAGCTCGTCGCCGACGGTGTAGACGGGCGTGGTCACTGCGCCTCCTGGTAGACGACGGTGCTGGTTTCGCGGTAGGTGAGCCTGGTCTGCTGGCGGTAGGTCAGCCGATATGGGTGCGGGTCGGGAAGTGATCCGAGCGCCAACGCCAGCGGCATGACCACGAGCACCGCGATCCCGCCAGGAGTCACCACAGCGGCGATGCTGGCCCGGGGGATGGTAGCCGCGACTGCGATCACGGCGGGCGCGACGAGCGCGAACGATCCGGCTGTCGCCAGCGGCAGCGACACCGCGGCCTGGATCACCGCAGGGGTGAGTAGAGCGTTGATCCCAGCGCGCGGCAACGCGACGAGTCCGGCGATAGTGACCGGGGCGACGGTCACGTTCCCGCCGGCCTGCACCGTGGGTGGGGGCAGGGTCACGACGGCGGCGATCACGGCGGGTGCGACAGTGTCGCTGACCGCGGCGGTCGCGGCCGGCAGAGCCGCTGTGATCGGGACGAGTGCCGGCCCTGCGCCGATGTTCACCGCGGGCTGCGGTAGCGCCGTCAACGCGGCCACCGCATCGGGGGTCACCGTGGAGTTGCCGCCTGCCTGGACGGTCGGCGCGGGCAGGGCCACCACGACGGGAACCACGGCAGGCCCGGCTGAAACGTCCAGGGCTGCGGCGGGCAGCGTCATTGTGGCCGCGAGGGCCGCCGGGCCGGTGCTGGTATTCACGTCCGGGCGGGGCACGGTGGCCGCACCTGCGATGACCGACGGTTCCGCTGTGACATTCCCGCCCGCCTGCACCGTCGGCGCGGGCAGGGCGACGGTGACCGGTGCGATATCCGGTACGGCGGACGAGTTGACCGCCCAGTCGGGCATGGCGACGGTGGCGGCCACAGTGGTAGTGGTGACAGTGCTGTTCACCGCGGGCTGCGGCGTGCTTGTGACCGCGGCGATGGTGGCGGGCGAGACGGTGGCGTTGCCGGCGGTCTGGGGTGTCGCCTGCGGCAGCGTGGCCGTTGCCGCTATGACCGACGGGGTGGCGGTGGCGTCACCGCCACCGCCGGCGCCCTCCAACGCCACCAGGCTCGAAATCTTGTTGTCGACCGACTGATCGGTCGATCCGCCGGACGCTGACTGTGTCCCGTCGCTCGGTGAGATCCGGTATGCGGACGCCGAGAACGGCGTGTCACCGACCTCGGTGAAGTCGGTCGGCTGGGTGTGCGTCGGCGCGGTCAAGTACTCGGCGGCGTTGCCGCCCCAGGCCAGCGCCGCCCCGGTGACCGTGCTTACCGATGTGCTGGCGTAGCTGGTGCCGGTGGCGTTCGCCGTGTTGAACGGCACCGCCGACAGTGTCAGCCCGGCGTCGACGTCGGCGAAGAACACGGCTTTGAGCCCGCACCAGGTGGCGCCGCCGCCGAAGGTGAACGTGTAGGTGGTGCCGGTCGAGTCGGCGTCCACATATTTGATGTACGTGGCGGTGACGGTCGAGCTGACAGTGGTGCTGTCTCGCAGCGTGAATGCGGTGCCGCCGCCGGACGGGGTGATGGTGCCGCCACCCTGTCCCGTCCAATAGGACAGGAAGAACACCGCGATCTGGCCGCCGGCGGGCTTGGTAACCGACCGGGATGTGACCGCGCTCGGGTCGCCGCTGGCCGGGTCGTTCGACGCGCCGATGAATGACGCCGTGCCTCCGCCACCGCCGCCGTCCGCGGTTGCCGCCGGCAGTGCCGCGGTTGCCGCGATGGTGGCCGGGCTGGCAGACACGTTGACACCGGTCTGCGGGAGCGCCGCAACGGTGGCTATGACCGCCGGCTCGGGCGTGGCGTCGGTGCTGCCGGCGGCGAACGGGGTTGCGACCGTGTCGTCGGAGGTGTCGACGCCGAACACGCACGACTGGTTCATCGAGCCGGACGTGTTGGTCGCCAGGACGCGGATGCGCAACCGGTCACCCGACGCCCAGGTGCCGAGCCCCGGATTGGTCCAGGTGTAGGTGCGGGTCGCCGCGCCTGCGGTCTGCGAACCCTCGGACGCTTCGACCTCGGTGCCGCCAGTGTCCCCGCCGGTGGCTCGGCGCAGGAACACCTGCACGCCGATGTTGGCGTTCTGGGTGCTGAACCGGATCACGACGGTGAACGGACCGGTGCTGGTGCCGTCCGTGCCGGGGTCGGTGGCCGGGGTGAAGAAGTTCTGGTTGCAGTTGACCCCGGAGTTCATGTTGCCGGTGGACAGGCCCACCGACACGCCGCCGGCGGTGCGCGAGGCGACCAGGCTGCGGCTGGTGCCACCCGAGCCGGACGGGCCGGTCAGGTCCGAGGCGTCGGAACGCTGGAAGTAGGTCAGGGCCACTACTCCCACCACCCCAACTTCACGTCGCCATGGGCAATGTCCGGCATGTGCTCGGGACGCCTGACGTCGAAACCATCGGGTGAGGCGACGACCTCCTCCACGTCGACCACGGTCCCGCCGCCGAGCATCCACAGACCACCCTCTTGGCGCAGCCAGTACGCCGAGCGGCCCTGCATCCGGTAGCCGGTGCGCTCGCCGACCAGGTCCACATAGTCGATACCGTCGGCGCGCAACAGCGTCCACCCGTCGACGGTGGTTTCGATGACCTGGCCGTTGACGTAGCGAACCGCCAGCCGCATCATCAAGGCCCTTCGATCACCAGCAGCCAGTCCGGCCCGCCGAGACTGTTGTTGCCGGTCGGCGAGTAGGTGGCCCCGGTATCCGTGGGTGTCGACGAGCCATCGGCTGGGTCCACCCAGCGGGCCGTGTAGCCGCCGGCCAACTCAGTGTCGTCGACGGTGATCGTCGCATCGACCGGGAAATAGATCACTGCCAGCGTTCCAGCGGCATTGATCGCGGCGGTGACATACCCGTCTTGGGAGTCGGCCGCGTTGTACTCCCCACCGCTGCCACCCGAACCGGATACGTAGTCGCCCTGCGTGCCCCGGCCCGCGGTGAGCAGCGAGTCATCGGTGTCCGGCACCAGCAGATGCCACCCCGACAGCGCGGCGAAGGTGTCCCAGATCGTCGGCTGGTCGGTGGTCTGAAAGTTCCCCGTGGCCAGGTTCGACAGCGCCGACGAACCCCACGGCCAGGTGGACTCGTTGCCGTAGATCGAGCCCCGCGCCCCCGACGAGAGTGCCCACCACAGCAGATCCCGCATCAGCTTGCGGTCGCCGGCGCCCTGGTCGAAATGCCCGTCGCCCCAGATCACCGGGATCGGCGACGCCTCGCCCCAGCCGTGCTCAATGCCCCGGTAGATTACGTTGTAGGAGTAGGTGAAGTTGAAGTCCGCGTTGTCGTTGCCGGTGTTCTGCAGGTTGTTGTTCTCGATGTCTCGCCGTGACGTGGACTCCGGGAAGTTCTGCACCCCTACCAGGTGCGTGTCACCCTGCCCGCTGATGGCGGTGAAAAGTGCCGTGAGCTGAGTGTTGAAGCCGTCGAAGTAGTCCCCGCCGACCATCCACACCAGGTTCGGTCGGTTCGCGTAGCGGGCACCGAGTGAAGCCCCCAGGTCGGTGAAGTCGGCGGTGACGAAGCTGGACAGGATGCCGACGTCGAGGTCGTCTGAGTAGGCGATGTTGAGGAACAGCGTGATCCCGGCCGCCTCGCACAGATCCAACAGGTAGTCGGTGCGCTCCCAGAACGTGTTGTTGAGCGAGGCCGGGTCGCCACCGGTGAAGGGAGTTACCCCGTCCCAGGTGTTGCCGCTGTTGTTCGCGCCGCCATTGGTGACGTTGCTGAATGGCTCGGTGTAGAGCACGTTGACACCAAGGTCCACCAGCGCGTCCACCGCGTTCTCGAGGTCGGATTGCCAAGTCGTCCCGCCGCCCCATCGGCCGGCGTTCATCAGCAGGCCCCACAGCACGTAGCCGCGGATCAGGATCGGGTCGTTGTACTGGTCGACGAAGTGCGAGGCCGTGCCGGTGCCGGCGGTGCCGGCGACGAACGGCGACTCGGCCGGCAGCGGCAGCCCGGCTACCGTGACATTGACTGCCACATTAACCTGGAGGGTTAGTCGCGTCGAATATCTCGAAGTCGTTGAAGTTCCAGCGGTGATCGACACCGTTGGTGTCCACGACCTCGACGCCGTAGTCGACCTGCCACGTCGTATCCAGGCCGCCGCCTGCCCGCGGCTCCAGCCAACCCCGCTGCTGCAGGTCGGCGAAGAACAGATGCAGCGGCATCGTCCCGTAAGTCTGCGTCGTCTTCGACAGGTAGGTGAAGATCCCACCCGTGCCGGTACCCGAGCCGAGACGCCACAACTCGTAGTCCTGGCCGCCGATCGTCACCGTCGGGGCGACCACGGCGCCGGCCGGGCGCTGGTTGTGGTTCTCCGTCCAGATCATCAACTCGTTGTCGAAGTTGTCGTTGATCCACACGTCGAACGCGACGTTCCACACCATGCCGTCGACCTTGGTGGTGTTGTGCGCGAACCGCGCCGAATGCACGTTGGACAGCGGCTCGTCGTTGTAGTCCTTGTGCACGTTCGGGTAGGCCCGCACCGCGCCGGGGCTGATCGTGCTGGGCAGTTGGTTGGCCACTTCGAGCCAGTTGTCGTGGCTGCACACGCTCATCGTGTAGGTACCGGTGGGGCCGGAGCCCGCGTGGTTGTTCCACATGTTGTTGTGCAGGAAGTAGGGACCGCCGGGTCCGTCGAAGGTGGCGCCGTCCCCGTTGTTGTCGGTCGCCGTGGTGACGAACGCCGGGTTTGTACAGGTCTGCGTCGGCGACGGTTCTGCGGTCGGCGTCACGGTCGGTGTCGGAGTCGGCGACACCGTCGGGGTGGGCGTTGGGGTCGCATGGCTGTGCGCCCGATAGTGGTCGACCAGTCGATCCACTTCGGCCTCCAAGCCGGCGACCCGCTGCTTGATGCAGCCCGTCGAGTCCGACGTGCACGGCGGGCTGTACCCGTCCGGGTAGTCGGCCGGGTCGGTGGCCGTAGTCTGCGCGACCGCCACCGTGAGGCCGACCATGACCAGCCCGACGACAAGTGCCGCGATGACGCTACGGCGGCTCATGGCGTGAAATCGACCGTGAAGATCCCGGACGCCGACCACTGGATGGTGAACGTGCCCGAGCTCGACGACGCCGCCGACACGAAGTCGGACAGGAACATCAGCTCGTCAGCCGTGGTGGCGCCGCCCCGGTCGAAGTAGCCGACCGCGGCCATCGCGTTGCTGATGGTCGAGGTGGTCCACGCCACGTCGGTGGCGTCATACGTGAGCACCCCGGTTGAGATGGTGACCTCGGTGCCGGTGAGGGTCTCCCCGCCGGCGTCGTAGCCGGTGCCGGACACCTCATTGGCTTCGAGGTCGTTCCAGAAGTCGTGGGCATTGAAGTCGGGGGTCGCCGAATCGGTGATCATCGCCACCGACAGGGCCGTCTCCGACTCCAGGGACAGGCCGAGAGTATCGATGAGTTGCTTTTCTAAAGTTAGGCCAAAGAGACCGCTCGCTGTAATCGCCATTTAGTCCGCCGCCTTCCGCGTCCGGCGTCGTCGCGCCGATTGAGTCGATGCAATGCGTCTACATATCCGACAGCCGCGGCCAGATTGACCGCTGGATGTGATGAAGTGATAAGTGTTCTCGTAATCATAGAGATGACCATGAGGGCAGTGAGTTTTAGCTAGACGCGCTTCGGCTGACCTTTGCTGGATCAGTCCCCGACGCATGTTCTCGCCATGCGTCACTGGCTCCAGATGATCTGGGTTCACGCAGGGTGGGTTGCGGCATAGATGGTCAAGCTCCATGCCATCAGGGATGGCGCCGACCATCACCTCATAGACCACTCGGTGCGCCATTGCCTGGCGACCGTTCCAGTAAACACAGCCATAGCCGAGGCCAGTTCGTGCGGCCGTCCAAATCCAACAGGACTGATTCCCATCGATTTTGCTGGCGATGCGCTCTGGCAGATCCTGCGTGTAAATCATGCGACTATTTTAACTAGTTACCCGCGCGCACGTGATATTCCAACTCACGCTCGACCCAACTGGCACATCGCTCGACCATTGAATATTTGCGAACGTTCTAAACGAAGCGGAACTAGCTACCTGGACCGCAAGGGGAATATTGATGCCGCTGACTCCGGCCCAAGCCGTGCCAGCTACTGCGACCTTTCCATCCGGACATGTCGCATTGGTTCCCGATGGCGTTGTCGAGACCGTCAGTGAGCCGGTCCCCATCTCGGCGTCATAAATGGTTCCGCCTGCTGGGCCGCTTAGCCAATCTAATGCCGTGTATCCAGACGGGCAACTCGCAGCCGAGTCGATGACGATGAGGTCGCCATTGGCGTTCTTGTAGCAGCCGTTGATCGTCCCATCTGACGCAGGGATCGATGCATATGCAATGCCGAACCCAATAGTGACGATTAGTGCGGCCAGGATCACGCTGAGAAACTTGCGCATCGTCTCAGGACTCCTTCACTGTTGCCTTGGTGGTAATGGTCGGCGGCGACGCAGCGATCTCGCCGCCGCGGCCTTCCCGAACCTGGCGCCGCTTGTCCCGCAACGCCAGCTTCATCTCCTCGGTGGCCTCTCCGGCCTCCTTGGCCTTGACGAACTCGTCCTCGAGGTCCAGCAACTCGAGCTCAGCCCGCAACTGTTCCCGGCTTGGCATCATGCGCTCCTTGGTCGGATCTTGATGGTCACGGCCTTCGGGCGCACGATCGCGTCCAACTGGTCGCCGTGTTCAATGTGGGTCACCGTGCCCGAGTCGTCCACGGTGACCAGCGCGCGCTCACCGTTGGGCAGGGTGACGGTGCGCTTACGGGCACGGTGTCGCAGCAGCGCGGGCGTCGGGACGATCAGGCCGGTCACGGCTCAGCCCTCGATCTGCTTGGTGCCGTCGTACGTGGGGGTGGCCTTCCAGCCGAGCAGCAGGCCCAGCCACGACCACTTGGACTCCAGCAGCCGGACCAGCGCGTAGTAGCCGCCGACGAACAGCGCGTCGATCGTCAGGGTGAGCACGGTCGGGTCGACTTCGATGCCACCCTTGGCGAGCGCGGCCAATATCAGGCCCACGACGGTGGGCACGATGGTTCGGACTAGCGAGACGAACAGATCGCGGACGGTCATAGTGGTCCCCCTTCATCTATGCCAGGGACGGAAGTCCCAGGCGAAGTGCAGGGCCAGGAATGCCAGCCCCAGCAGGAACAGGTCGACGGCGTCGGCACTGACACCGACGGCGGCGAGGAAGATGAGCACAGCGGCGATTACGGCGAACATCACGGCTCCTCAGGTGCGGGACAGATCAGATACGTGCCGGCGGCCAAGCCGATCAGCGTGGCCTGCGGGTCGGTGACGGTCCACTCGATGGGCTCTGCGTCGTCGGGACAGGCTGGGCCGGGTGCGCCGTCGGCCCCTGCAGGACCGGCCGGCCCGGCGGGGCCAGGAGGGCCGACGATGGACTCCCCGGGCTCACCCTGCGGCCCGGGCGCGCCGGGCTCTCCAGCGGGCCCCTGTGGCCCCTGGACGCTTTCCCCGGCGGGACCCTGCGGGCCTTCAATGCTGGCGCCCGGCGGCCCGGGCGGACCCTGGATGCCCATCGAACCGGGAAAGCCTCGAGGGCCTGCCGGACCGGGAACGGTGGAGTCCCTGCCGGGTGGCCCGGGTGGTCCCGGCGGGCCGGGGATCGTCTCGGCTGGACGGTCTTCCACTTCCTCGGCCTGACGGCACAAGTCCCCGAGCTCGATCGCGGTCAGACCGCGCCGCTCGCAGGCCGCACGGACCTGGGCGGCGATCGAGGCGGCGTTGTCGGCGGCTACCACCGCCGACTGTTGCGAGGTGGACCGGTCATACAGGATCCACCCGACCAGCAACAGCAGCAGAACGAGCAGGATGATCGTCAGTCGATGGCTGCGACTGGTGGGCAGCGGGTTACGTCGGATCATTGGTACCGCCCTCTACAGCATCCCCACCGCCATCGATCATGCGCCGATAGCGGGCGGCGGCGTCTTCGGCGGCCCACCTGGCTTTGCGCTCGGCTTCCACGTCCTCACGCAGGTCGATGACCTCGGCGCGCAGGACGCCTATCTGTGAGCGCAGGTCTTGTATCTGCCCGTCGTGGCGAGCCGTGAGCTCCCGGATCTCCGCGGCGTGTCCGAGCCGTTCTTCTCGCATCTCGTCAGCGTGCTGCTCCCGTAGGCCACGCAACGTCTGCTGGTAGTCGCCGCGGTCACCTGACGCTTGCCGCATCAGGTGCAGGACGAGGAAGACCAGCAGCCCGAAGAATCCTGCGCCGGGAATGAGGGTGGACCACTCTGGAAGCTCCACGCATTTGCTCCCCCCCGCTCAGAGTCGCCCGTCGGTATGCACCGTCTGCTCGGCTTTGCTCTCGGCAGGCGGCCGGGCACCCCCCGGGCACGGCTCCCCTTTTACGCGGTGCCGCTTCACCATGCCGGTGGTGAACGCCAGCAGACGCTCCCGCCCGCACACCGTGCAGACGCCGCGTTCAGGCGCGGCGTAGGCGGATCTTGAATTGCGCGACGGCACGGCTCACCGCACCAACCACGAAGTAGGCGATCAGGACGGCGACCTCGGCGGCCACCTCACGCCGGGGCATCCCCGACACCCTCGCGCAGCACCTCGCGCACACCCTGCTTCACCGTCGCCAAGTCGATCGAACCCGAGCCGCCATTCGGCAGCTTGCCCACGATCGCCGTGGCGAGAGCGTCGTAGTCGATGGGGACCTGCGCTTGGCGGATCAGGGTTGTAAGGTTCTCGATCCGAGCAAGCCACCCGAATGCTTCCGGTGTCCACTCGTTCGTGCCGTCGGCGGTAGGGACCTTGTAGTCGTAGTCCTTGAACGCCCAGACTGCCTCGGCGATCTCGTTGGCAGTAGGCATGTCATCCTCCGGTGGTGGTGCGTCGGCGTAGCGGCGTTCCTCGGTCTTGCCTTCGCTGGCGTTGTAGTGCAGCCGGTCGATCTTCCGCAGCGGAGCCCACGTCGAATGCTCCATGTGCGTGTCTGACGGAATGTTGAAGTAGTCGTGGATCGCGGCCCCGGCGCGGCCCATGAACTCGCGCATCATCATCCGCCGCCCGTTGCGCGGGTTGCGTAGCAGCCGGTCCCAGTCGGCTTCCACCACACCGCCCTCGTACTCAGTGCCCCACACATAGCGGCGGGCCGAATCCTTCGGGATCGTGAACGTGCCCCCGCCGGCGCGCGGCACCGTCCGCGGCCCACCCGCGCCGGGATGGTTCGCGTAGGAGAAGCACAGGATGCGGTAGCACAGGTCCCAGCCGCCGTACCCGTTGGCCAGCGGCCCCGGCACCGACGTGCGCCCGGCCTTGACGAGCCATAGCAGCGGCGTCAGGTTCGACGGGTTGTAATTGGACACGATGTGGTGCGACATGTCCGCCACCACGAACAGCGCGTCCCACGTGTCGTACGGGTTCGGCCGCCCGGTCTGCAACTCGATCGACACCTCGGGCACGCCATAGTCCAGCATGACCGCCTTGAGCCGCTGCGCCTTCGTTGTGGCGCTGGACTTGCTCACAGCCCGGTGTCCTCGTCGTCGCCGGTGTCGATGATCTCACCGAGCCGCTTACCGGCCTCGAGTTCGGCCTCGGTCGGCTGGGCCAGCACGTCGTCCTCCGAGTCCACCCACGCCCCGGACTTAGGCGGCTCGTCAGGTTCCAGCACGATGTTCTCTTCCTCGTCAGTCATAGCCTCATCCCCTCACGTCGATCACTTCGGCAACTGCCGCCGGCCGGGTCGGGTCGACGCCCGGGCCAGCAGGTGCTCCACCGTCCGCGGCTGCGAATCCAGATCCAGCACCGCCGCCGCACTGTTCGTGTCGAACGTCGCACCAACCACCTTGAACACAGACACCCCATCCGGGGCGGTCGCGTTCAACGAGGCCGTCGACGGGGCGACGTCCCGCAGCCGGATCAGTTTCCCCGGCGCGTGCCTCGGCAGCTCCCATGGCATCAACGACCGGCCCAGACTGTGGCTGTAGATCGGCCGGGCGATCGTCAACTGGCCCTGGTTCTGCGGCTTCGCGTGCTCGTTCAGGAACGCGGTGCCGATCTGGGTCGCGTTGGCCGACGAGGCCAACTCGTCCTGCAGGTTCAGCCGGGCCTCGCGGGTGAAGTCCAACTCCGGCACCGTGGACGTGACCCGGGTGCGGCGCAGCTTCCCACCGCCGTCACGCCACACCACCGACACCGCGTTGTACAGGCCCTCACTGGACCCGGTGGAGGTGTACCCGTCGGCCAGCCCGGCTTCCAGGTCGACCGTGGTCGGCCACTGCGTGTACTCCACGTTGTACTTCCCGGCGGCGTTGCGGTCCCACACCTCGAACTTGTAGTCCGGCTCCAGCAGCGCCAGGTCCTCGAGCACCCCGGAGGCGTCGGTGCCGTCCTGCTTCAAGAACTGTTCGATGCCGAACGAGGTGGTCGCTATGGTGGCGTTCGCCCCGTCGAACTCGGTCAAGATCCGGCCAAGCATGTCGTTGACGATCTGAGTGGCGGTCAGGGTGTCCGAGGTGTAGCCGGTCGTGATCGTGGTGCCGTCGGCGTTGAGCAGGCGCACCATGACGGTGAAGTTCTGCAGGTTCCCGAACCGGGTCTTAGTGGCCGTCTCGTTCGCCCCGTCGCGCAGAAACCGCAGGAACGCGGTGTGATCCCCAGCCGGGATGGCGTTAGTGCCGCCGGACGAGCCGACCAGGGTGGCCGTGGTCGTGGACCAGTTCAGCGCATGGACCGAGGTCGACCCGGCGCCCTGCGTGGTGAGCAGTACATTGTTATACCCGACGTCGGTGACACCATTGGTGACCGCCACCCGCACCCGCCCCAGCGTGGCGCCGGCCTCGTTGATGGGCCGGTACACCAGCGTCAGGTCGTCGCCGGTGGTGATCGCGACACCCTCTTGGAACACGCCCTGCAGATAGTCTGCGCCGTTCCCGTCGACCTGGGTGTCCCACCGCGACGACTTGATCGAGGAGGAGAACTGCTGCCACGAGTCGATCCGCTTGTCCACGTACACCAGCGGCACGGTGCGGTCCCGCAGATGCGCCGTCCCGCCGACCGCGGCCAGGTCCCATATCTGCCCGTCCGCGCCGACACCCCGGCCGGGGTCCTCCAGGCGGCCGCACCACATGCACCCGCCGCCCTGCATGCTGTACACGTCGACGTCGCTGTAGTAGGCCAGTTCGTCCGGCGACATAGACAGCGGGCGGTCCAGGCCGAACGTCGCGGAAGCGAACCCGCCACCGCCGGGCAGCATCACCGAACGGTAGGACAGCGACCGCAACTCACGCTCGATGTGCTTAACGGCCCGACTGTTGCTGAGTTGAACGCTCAGCGGGATCGGCAGCGTCATTACGTACTCGCGGGTCTTACTGTCAAATACCGCGGATGGTACGAAACAGACACCGCGTACGTCGTCAGCGTCCACGACTGATCGGCGCTCACCACGCGAAGCATGTAAATCCGGTTCGTCTGATTCGGCGACAGCATCGGGAACCCGCCCACGATCGGCGGCGCCTTCGCGCTCAACACCTGGTTCGACCCGTCCCTGGCGTGGGCGGAACTGTCGCGGGCATCCAGGATGAAATCGGCGGCAGCCCGCGTCCAGTTGAGAATGGCCAGCCGATCGTCCGCAGGCACCAGAAGCATCACGTCGAAGTCGATCGTGCCCGCGCCCGAGACCCGCTCCGCCCGCAGTTGGAACTTGAGCGCATTCGACACCAGCAACTCGGCGCCGCTCGTATCCGACACCGGATCGAAACCAGTGGGGATCGTTATCAGGCCAAGATCCGCCGTGACGATAAGCCCCGTACCGGCGGTCGAGTACACGTCATTCTCGATCAGCAGAGTGTCGCCGACACTCGCGTCTCCCCAACGCAACTGCAAATTGATCGCATCGGACGAGGTATTTTTCCGGTAACGCAACAGCACCCGGTATGTGCCGCGCAGATCCACGCCCGACGTGCCGACAGTTGTCACAGACAGCCGCGTCTGCATCGTCGCCGTGGCGAACGTGCACCGCGAGTAGTTGTTCCCCGACCCGGAGAAGTTCGCATCGTTCGCCTGCGTCGTGGTGTCCGTGCCCTGCGTCATCGCCTCGGCCTGCAACACGAACGGCGCACTCGCCGGAGTGCCACGGCGGCGCACGGCGAACATGGTGTGACGCGCCAGATTCACGGCACTGGACGGCCACAGGATGGTCGCCGGGGACTCCACATCCCCCTTCACCCCGGTCACATCCACGAAACAGCCGTTGCTGCCCGCCGCCGGATCCGTGGACACCGTCACACCCGACACCGGGGTCTCCAGCAGGCCGTAGGCGAAGGGCTCGGCCAGGAACGCCACCGACAGCAGCTTCCGCGTGCCGTCGATCTTCCCAAGGTCCCGCACCTCGTCCACCGAGGTGCGGAACGTGCGGAAGAACACCGGGTTCGTCGTCTCCTGCTGCCACTGCAGGAAGTTGCCCGGCCGGTTCAACTCCCGGTAGAAGGTCTGCAGTTGGGTCGCGGCGGCATCGGCGGACGCCGCGTTCACCGACAGCATCAGCTGGATGGTCCGCAGCCCGTACGCCGACGCCGGGATGACAGCGCCGTCGGCCAGCAGTGTTGAGGCGACGGCCTGATCCAGCGGCGGCGGCGGGAACCGAGTGCCATCGGTGTGCAGCCGCCACGTCGTCCGGTCGTTCAAGTCGAGCCGCGTGGTCGGGCTGGAGGCGATCGAGTCGACGAACTTCAGGCTCGACGCCATCTAGCCACTCCTCGCATACAGGTCGGCGCGGCGGGCAATCTCGGTGCGCGGCATCGCGAGGCCGCGGCGCTGCATCTCATTGACGAAATCGCGGGCGAACTGGCGGGAGTCCATGCCGGCACCGACCGATGCTGCGCCCGTCGTCGCACCTTGCCAGCGGGTCAGCAGACTCGACAGTTCGGTGAACACGGCGTTCTGCGAACGGGACAGCACCCGCTCCCCGGTCTGCAGGATGGCCGGGATCTCGTCGCGACCCAGCCCCGTCAGCGATGCGCCGGAGTGGAAGCGGGGAATGATGCCGGCGCCGGTCACCAGCCCGCCGGAGTGACCACGCTGCACTCCGACCGGGATACCACCCGAGACGGCGTAATTGACGCGGATCGTGGAACTGCGGTCACGAGCCAGCCGATTCAACGCTGCTTCCGTCCCCGCCTGACCGGTCAGGTTCGCGATCAGTTTAGCCCGCCGTGCCGCGGCGATACGGTCCAGATCCCGCTGGGCGGCTCGTTCCGCCGCCTTGTCGCGGGCCAGTTTCAACTGTGCCTGGTAGTCCCCGGCATAGTCCTCAGCGGCGCCGCGAGCCTCGTCCACCGAGTCGCGGATCACCTTGGCCTGCTCGGCGGTCAGCACACTCTCTGCCACCCAACGATCCAGCGTGGCATTGAAGTCCTGCCACGATAGGTCGCCGTCGAGCACCGCCGCTTCCATGCCGGCAATCGCCTCAGCCAAGCCGATCGCTGCAGCCTTCGCTTCCTCGGACTTGGTGCCGTGCTCCTTGACCGCCTCGTTGTACTCTGACTGCGCGGTTTGCACGGCCTCTAGCGCGGACACCACGGCGAACACCGGATCGGTTGCCGCACGCAGACTTTCAAGATAGGCATCCAACGCCTCGTCCGCTGCCTCTATGGCAGCCGCCTCGCGCTCCATCTCACCGGCCAGGCCGCCAGCGGAGTCGGCAGCCAACTCCTGCTCGTTGGCCGCCTGATCCAACGCATCGCCGTATTCCGGCAACACCGACAGCAGTTGGTCCATCTCGCCGCGGCCCAACCCGAACTGCTCGGCCAAAGCAGTGACGATGTTCCGAGCCTCATCGGCGTTACCGCCGGACACCAGCTGCGCCAGCGCCGTGTCGATAGCACCGAACTGGTCTGCAAGCTCGCGGGTGTTGTTGACCATGTCGTCAAGGTCGGTGCCGGCGAACGAGTCCTTGTACTCGACCCAGCTCGACTTGGCCTCCTGCAACCGCTCGCGCTGATGCCGGATCTCCTCCACGCTGGCTTGGAGTTTGGTGATCAGTTCGGTTTCGACACCGTCGGCCAGATGCAGCAGAGCCCTGGTGGTCTCCCCGATCCCCGCCGGTGCGTCACGAGTGGCCTCCTGGATGGCCTGGATCGCGGTCGCCACCGCGAGTAGGCCAGTCACCACCCCGCCGGCCTTGGCGAGCCCGGTCAACGCGGTGTGCACCCTGGGTGTCGTGGCGGCGAGTAGTTGCATCTCGGCCCGGGCCGCAGCCAGTCGCGGGGCGAGCAGTAGGAATCCGCCGCCGAGCAGCGCCACGGTGCCGACCAGCCCGGCCAGGACGGTCGCGATGGTCTTAACTGGTCCGGGTAGCTCGCCGAAGAATCGCGCCACGTCGGCGACGCCTTCGGCAAGGCCGGCGATCGCTGGCAACAACACGCCGCCGACGTCAATGGCTAGATCGACGAGCGTGTTCCGGGCGATCTGGATCTTCGCCTCGGCGGTGTCGTACCGCTTCTCGGCCTCTTCAATGAGTGCGGTGTTCTCTTCCCACGCCCGCGCGCCGTCGTCCAGCGACTTGCCCAGTAGGTCGCCGGCACCGGCCAGGCGCAGCAGCGAGTCGCGGGTGCGGATGCTGCCCAGCCCGAGTTCGTCCAGGGTGGCGAACACGTTGCCGCCAGCCGCGTCGATGCTGCCAAGGCCCTGCACGAACGCCTGAATGGCTCGCGCCGGGTCTTCCTCGAACGCCCGGGTGAACTCTTGTGCGGACATGCCCGCCACCCGGGCGAAGCCCTCGACAGCTTCCCCGCCTTCGGCAACCGCACTCGCCATCTTGATCATTGCGGTCGAGATAGCCGAACCGCCGGCCTCAGCCTCGATACCCACCGACGCCAGCGCATTCGACAACGCCAGCACATCCGCCTCAGACAGTCCGATGATCGCGCCAGCGCCGGCGATCCGCTGCGCCATCTCGATGATGTCCCGCTCGGTCGACGCGCCGTTGTTGCCGAGTTCGACCAGAGCCGCACCGAGACGGCCCACGTCCTGCGGCGCCGTCTGCATCACGTTCATCAGCTGCGCGATGGCGGTGGCCGCCTCGTCGGCGGTCAGGTTCGTGGTCTCACCAAGGTTGACCATGGTCTCGGTGAAACGAACGATGTCGGGGGTGGCGATACCCAACTGCCCGGCCGCCTCGGCGACGGCGGCGATCTCGCCGTGTGTGGCGGGCAGCGTCGTCGCCAGATCACGCAAGCCCTGCTCGACCTGCGCCAGTTGCTCCGGTGAACCTTCGACTGTCTTACGCACCCCGGCCCACGCGGATTCCCAGTCGATCGCGGCCTTCGCAGCAACCCCGAGCCCGGCCACCACAGCGGCACCGAATATCACCATTCCGCGGCCAACGTTCTGCAACGCCTGCGCGGTCCGCTGATTCAACTCGGCAGCGAACTTGTCCGCCGCCCGGTTGCCCTTGGTGATCTCCCGGTTCAGTTGGTCCATCGACGCCGCCGCCCGGCGCATCTCACGCTCGAGTTTCGCGGCATCGGCATCGATAGTGACCTTGAGGTCAGTCCTCGCCATCCTGACCTCCTGTCCGTTTCAGCCGGATTTGCTGACCAGGCGCCCGCTTGCCCTTGTCGTTGTTCTCGCGTTCGATGTCGAGCATCTGGCAGCCGATACAAATCCGCGTCTCAGGTTCGGCGAAGTCCGGATCCTGCTCCCACTGCCAGTCGGCCGTGCCGCAGTTCGGGCACTTCAGCGATTCTTCGGCCTGCCAGACAAGCGCAGCCTGCTGGTCGTCCACCGGCCATGACAGGAACGTCGACAGTGGGATGCCCTTCGGTCCGCAATAGGCCATGCGGGCGGCGAACAGCGGGTCGCGCCTTAGCCTTTTCCCAGGCCCGGTGCCGGCTGCGCGTTGGTGGCGGTCACGACCGCGTCGAACAGCGCCTTCTTCTCCCCGGCTGTCCAACGATCCGATGCGAGCTCGGTGACCCAGTCCTGCTCGGACATGTCCGATTCGAGTGCGCAGATGGCCAGCGCAGCAGGCGTGAACGTTGCCCGATCCACCAGCGACCGCTGCTCTTCGGGAACGTCTTCTTTCTTGTCCTTGGCCTCCTGGTCAGCCGTTGGCGGGTGCGCAGCGATCAGCGTGTCCCGCTCCTCTTCCGTCAGGCCGCGGAACACGACGGTCACAGACTCCTTGGCGTAGGCGGCGCGGGCGCGCTTCAGCTTGTCCTCGGCCCGCTTGACCGCCGCCTCGTCGCCCTTGGCGGTGATCTGCGTCAACTGGTGCAGCCGCTCGGCTTCGTCCAATGCAGATTTGGCGCGCTCGCCGGCTTCACCCAGCGGGAA